GCAGAAGAAGCCGGCCAAGGAGCAGCTCGACATGAAGAAGAGGGTCGAGAAGGTCGAGGATTAAGGCAAAGCCGATTAGGGGCTGTGGTTCATCTTGAGCTACAGCCCCTTATTCGTAGAACACTAAGGAGATTCTGATGGTATGGGTTATTTGGGTACTTGTTACTCTCATGGTATTTGTAATAGTTATGGTCGGTCTATCGCTTCATCACTGGGGTTATGCTCGAGGGGTTGAAGCGGTTCTGCCAACAATACCTATTGAACTGCCAGAGCAATACCCAGTCGATGAATCACCAATGGATCTTGACACCATCGAGATTGTCTCACACCTTGAGCCCACAACTGACATCATCAGCATCATTCCATTACCGGGAGCTGCAGAACCAATCATCGAGCAGAAGCTAGTAGAAGTACATCATAAGGTTGAAGAACTCAAGGAAGAACTTAAGCGAGTAGATAAACTGCGTGCTCGATATCTTCGCCTTTTGAGAATTGAACGACAATCACATGCTGAAAGTGATGATTACGCGATCCTCAAGTAGGCAAGGGCCGACTCAATGGGTGCCTATCGAGTGATTGCTTAGCTATAATGATGAGTCGCTCAAATAGCTCCCCAAGCGATTTGATAGCCGAGAATTCGTTGACTAAAACTCGGACTTTTGATAATATCTAGATTAGGCAATGGAGGGAGTGACTATGACCATTGAGTTTATGATTCTAGCAGGCCTGATCGCGGCTGGTGTGGGGTTCGAAGAATTTCGGGCTCACAAAACGAAGAAAATCATGGAAGCTCAACTCCAAGCACTGAGGGTACGGCAAGGAGAGATAGCTCGACAGCGAGTTAGTCGTCAGAACCCTCGGGTAGATGCAGTTGCTAAAACTACTATCCGTGATTCCAATGACCTACCTGTTGGTGGTCGAATGGGTCAAGTACTAGATAGAAAGAAGCGAGAAGTTGCCAGCCTCAGAGATGACCATTAATTTTACTAAGGTCGCCGATGTCAGGCAGCATAAGTCTGGTAATATCCAGGATCAGCTGCCTGCTCGCTCAGCGCCTCGTACTGCCGATGGCAAAGTACTAAACGCTAAGCAAATCCGAGCCCGCGCTCGCCGACGTATGAAGCGTCACGAATTGCTCAGCGATCAGGAAATGGAGTATCTGTACAAGAAGCCCATTGCCGATTGGGATCTTGATGAACTGGCCCATGGTCGACCTCGTAATGCCAAGGGCGGTTTTAGCGGTCCTCGACCAGCTTGGATTAATGCGGCTGTTCATGAAGAGGCCATGGAGAAGTATACTGCTGCTGTCAAGACGAGCATGCGAGGCACCACTGTTGATGCCTTGACCGTGCTTAAAGAACTGATCAGCAATGATGATGTGGATGATAAGGGTAAGCCCATCGTTCCTGCATCGACCAAACTTGATGCTGCTAAGTTCTTGATTGAGCATGTGGTTGGTAAGCCAACTCAGCGCATTGAGAGCGACGTCTCGGTTAAGCTTCAGGGTATTCTGGGTCAGGTCATGGTCAACCCGACTGAGATCTCCAGCAATAACTACAGCCTTGGTCATATGCCGGGCATGACAATGGAGCTTGCTGAGCTTCGGGATGAAGATGATGACGAACTCTAAGATTAGCCCCGACGACCTGTGTGGAGTCTGTGATACTACTCGAGAGATGCATGGGGATAAGCTTCATCTTTTTACTCTGGATAATCAGCTGATTCCCACCAGCCCTGCCCCTGCTCCTCGACAAGAAGCTCCTAAGTTGAGGAGTGAAACACCTTCTGATGCCAAGACATTATCAAAGGACCTTAATACACAGCTATCACTCAGAGTCATTGATACCCTGACTAAAAAGGGTATCTTCAATGGTGAGGACTTGTTCTACATTTTTGGCGGTGAATCCAGTGATTCTACTAGAGGGCAAGCTCGAGGATGAACTTAGTAAAATAATTAGGGCTAAAGCCCCCCAGGAGGCGGTAGGCTTAATCCTCAATGAGGATGAGGTGGTAGAATTACCCAATCACTCTTCCACACCTACGAATCATTTTGAAGTTCACAAAGTGGACATTCTCGGTATCATTGGTCATTTAGATATTGACCCTCAAGATGTTATATTCTGGCATTCTCATCCATCTGGGGGAATTGGTCCCAGTAGAACTGATCTTCAACAGAAGACACTTTTTCACTATCATCTGGTATTAGCTCTAATCGACGGAACCATTGTACCATCTTGGTATTAGTAGCATCTCCCTGAAAGTGATAGAATTGGGGGGTCCCATCCCCTATGGAGAAGAGCTCATGACCAGGGTTCCATCATTGTCTTGGTTTTATCATAATAGTGTCTTTAATAAGCATAAACATTATGATTACCCGAATGAGATGCTGGCCATTTACTATCATCGTAGTGCGGCAACACTATACCTCATTTATGCAGTTTGGGGTATGTTTTCATTCTTCCACAGCATTCCCACATTTGAGCTTGCTGCCCCAGATTTTAAAGAGTTATTTCCACTATATATAGTTCCCATTGCCCTTACCTCCATGGTGGGGGCCACCTTTTTTCCTCGTACTGGTAGACTTGAGATGTTCGCCTCTGCTGGTCTGGCAAGTCTAGTAACCTTCTACATTACTCTTTCCTTTATTCAAGGGTTTCAAGGGGATATTGACCGAATAGTTAATAGCACATTGAATCTTGCCCATTTAGTTGTACCCATTTCCCGAGTGGCATTTATCTTTAGAACTCTTAGTCATAACAATGCAAACTCCTCGGGAAAGGGTAAGTGATGGAGGCCGGACAAACTATTCTTATATCCCTGATCACCGGCTGTGTTCCTGCAACTCTGCTTTGGTTGTTAAACCGAAAAGGGGCTAATACTAAGCTAAAGCTAGATGAAGGCGGACTTAGTGTAACGCAGTTCAATGCTCAAACTGCTGCCTATCAAGATCTTTTGGATCGATCAAACAAAGCCCTTGCTGAGGCGCTCACAGAGCTGAAGAGTTACAAAAGTGAACGAGCAGAACTCAACAAAAGAGTTGAGAACCAGGGCAATATGCTCGAGAGACTTAGAGAACTTTTTACCTCCTATGTTACTAGAGTGGGAATTCCGATGACGGAAGAAGAACTCGCAGTATTTGAATCAACCAAACCAAAAAGGAAGGTGTGGGAACCAAAATGACATTCTCAGGTCTCACAGATCAAATCAAGCAGAGTAAACAATGCAGTTCCAGAAATGGTACTGTAATTGACACATTCCTTGTGCATCACCAGGCAGGTACCAATGATGACTGGACAATCAATGCAATGGTTTCTGGTTCTAAGGAAGTATCGGCCAACTACACTATCAGTAATGAAGGTAGAGTTACTGGAGTAGTTCCAGAGGAGGATCGGGCATGGACTAGCGGTTCAACTACTGATGGCGGCAAGGGTGCCCAGTGGGATCGCCGCTCCATCACAGTCGAGATTGAAAACATGACTGGGGCTCCTGACTGGAGGATTTCACCGGCAGCCTTCGCTGCTGCGGTCAAGCTGTACAAAGATCTTCAGAACCGCTACAACATCAAGTTTCTTTATGGACACCGTGACCTGTATCAGCTCTTCAAGGCTAGCTACCCGACATACTGCCCAGGACCCGAAACAGTAGATACTATTAAAGAACTTGCCAGTGGTAGTGCTCTGGCCGAAGTCCCAGTGAAGTCCACACCAGTTGGGGCGGGCAGTGATAGTGGACCGGAATCGGTAATTGATTACCACTTCGGTCTTACTAAGGCCGCAATGCTTGCGATCCAGAAGGCACTTGCTCGCGCGGGCCGATATAAGGGGGACCAGGATGGCGACTTCGGTGCTCAGTCAGTCACTGCATTTCAGCAGTGGCTGAAGGACTACAAATATCTTGATGCAGACTACAAGGTTGATGGTATTCCGGGTACTGTCTATGGTACTGCAGTTCAGACTTTGGCCAAGAAGTTCGGCTACACTTACAAGCTTGATGGCTTGCCTAGGACTGCCACTTCAGCAGCCCTCGAGAAGTGGGCTGCAACCATTCACCCTGCAGTACCTCAGGTACGAGCGGCTGCTTCAGGTCCTGACTGGTCGTACTGGGAGCCCACTGGTGAACTGGCTAAGCAGGTGCAGCGAGGTCTTGCCGGCATGGGTCGATACAACTACCCGAATGGGAGTTCTCGGCCAATCGATGGCGACTTCGGGGAGAATGCTCGGAAAGGTGTTCAGCTTACTCTGAAGGTCTCAGGCGAATTTGATGGCCTGATAGATGGTAAGATTCTTAGGGGCGGATGCTATGGTATCCAAACCTATGCTGCACGATTCGGTGACTACGATGGACCCATTGATGGCGCACCTCGTGAAGCTTCCTGGGCCGGTTTCGCACTTGGTCTGAAGCGCAAGTAGAAAGAGAGAAAGATATGGTACTCCAGAAATATGCGGCGGCACTGCTCAGCATTGCCATCGTAGTCCTCACCGCCTTCGTGGCGATCCCCCAGAATGACCTGACTCCGACTGCCCTGGCGCAGTTGGGTATTCTCGGTCTAGGTTCAGTCGTCACCTATCTGGTGCCACTGCTTGATAAGGCATGGGCTGGTGCACTCAAGACGGGTGCTGCAGTCATTGCTGCCATTCTTGCAGCGGTGATTCCTTTCCTGACTACTGGGGAAATCACCATGGCTCAGATTGCCATCGTTATCCTTGCAGGTCTCAATGCTCTCGCAGTTGAAGTTGGGGTGCAGATTCGCAAGGAACCTCTGATTGCCCAAGAGGTCAATGGACGACATGAAATCACTACTATTCAGTAGGAGGTGATCCTCAATCTCCGAAGAGGTCCGGAGGGATTCTACTCCCCTTCCGGGCCTCTTTTGGTAAGGAGTTATAATGTTAGATAAATATGAAGAGTTTGAATCGAAGTTCGTTAAGCTCTACTATGAAGTCTTCGGAGAGTCACCAATCAAATGGGTCATTCCCATCTTGACATATGATGAACATATGGCAGTCAAAGAAGATGTATTAGTTCCCCAGGAACAAATCTTCCAAGATACCTTGGGACTACTTCGATGGGCCCAAATTGAACTCGAGACCAATATGACCCGAGAGGATTCATGATGGGTGTGGAAGATAGAAGCGAATTTGATGGTGGTGGCGTTATGCCCAATACTGTCTATCCTAAAGGCCGTCAAGCTTTGACTAACTCCGACAAACTAAGGCTTCAGTCCATTACTGGACAAGAAGAAGATAGTCGTGCTCCTGTTAATCCTTACTTCTGGCAAGGTGGGACAACTGGTCCAGATACCTCTCAAGCTGAGGCCCGTGAAGCTAGACGAGCTAGGGCTATGCGTCAGCAGGAAAGTCGACGCTATAGAGAGTCAAGCTAGTATCACAAGAATCATGCGATTGGGCGAAGTAGGATTCATCATATAGGATATCCTCAGGAGTCCTAAAATGATCCCTAATCGCTTAACTAGTAGCTGATCGATAAATCACCTCAACACCTCGGAAGGAGCCCCCATGCAGTTGCTTACAGATGGGATGGTCTTCCGAAAGGATAAATGGTTTGAGGAAACTGGGTATACCCCACACCCAGGTCAGAAGCTAGTTCATTATGACAGCACCCGCCATAGGGTTCTCTCGAATGGTCGACGCTGGGGCAAGACTCTCTTCGCAGGTAAAGAGATGGAGGGCATGGCTTTCATTCGCAATTGGCGCGGTGAACCCATGCGAGGTTGGATCATTGGTCCAGAATACCCTGACGCCGAAAAAGAATTCCGCGTCATCTATGACACATTCAAGAAATTGGGCATTGACACCATCTCTAATAAGTTCTTGAACAACACCGAGAATGGCAATATGCACATTCAGACTCGGTGGGGTTTTGATCTTCAGTGTCGATCTGCTCGTCACCCTGAAAGCTTGGTTGGTGAAGGTCTAGACTTCGTGCTTCTATCTGAAGCTGGTCGACATAAACGACGAACCTTTACTGAATATGTACGACCTGCGCTTTCTGACAAGCGAGGTATTAGCATGATGTCGGGAGTACCCGAAGATGCTAATGATACTAACTTGCTTTACTGGGGCTTCCTAAAGGGCCAAAGTGGTAATTCTCAGTGGAAGTCATGGCAGCTTCCCTCTTGGACTAATACCGCAGTTTTCCCCGGTGGTCGTAATGACCCGGAAATTCTCGATGCTGAGGATGACCTAACCGAGGATGAGTTCCGCCGGCAGTATGGTGGAGAATTTATTCTGAAGCGTGGCCGCGTCATGAAGGAATGGGACGATGACGTTCACATTGCTGATCTAAAGTATCGACGGGATCTTCCCCTTTATGCTGCTGTAGACTTCGGATATACGAATGACTGGGTGTGGCTCTGGATTCAACATGACAAGATGAATAACATTGTTTATGTAATCGGAGAGCATAGATTTAAGCTTCGGGATACTGAAGACATCGCTCGACTCGAGTTTAAGAATCATCCAATGATTGGGAACCTTCTCTGTATCTATCCTGACCCCTCATCACCCGATGATGCGGCTATTCTTCGTAGAACTCTTGGAGTACCTACCAAATCAAATACTGGCGGAGAAATCAAAGTTCGCCTTCAGTTGATTCGTTCTGCACTGAAGATGCGTCCTGAAAGTCTTCCTGATGGCCATCCTGAGAAGCACCCCGGTTTGATTGTCGATCGATCATGCCAGAAGCTCATTTGGGAAATGCGTGAAGGATACCGTTGGCCTGAAAGCCGAGATGACACTAGGAATGCTAGTGAGATTCCGCTTGACACTGATAACCATGGTCCTGAGGCACTTGGTCGATTCTTCAAGGGTCACATGGAGCAGTACTCATCTGCAGGACATAGAGCAAGTCGACAGGGCTCGATTAAACAAATGAGGAGACGAGTCGCATGAGCGATCTTGACTACACGCAATGGTCTACCATTAAGCCATTCCTTGGAGTTCAGCCAAATCTGAGCTGGGTGCCTGAGGGTGACCGTGATCGTGTGGCTTCCTATGACAAGTACGATGAGATGTACTGGAATGATGGTCGTCAGTATGCTCTTCGAGTTCTCGAGGGTGAAGAACCTCTATATATTCCTAATGCTCGTACCATTGTTGATACCACTGCTTACTACCTGCTCAAGGGTCTCGAGCTTACCTGCACTGGCCCAAAGAAGACAAAGGATACGCTTGATGCGTTTCTGAAGCGTGAAGCCTTCTACTCACGATTCCACACCGCAAAGCAAACTGGGGTTGCTCGAGGCGACTTCATTTTCCATATGACTGGTAATCCTAAGAAGGCTCAGGGTAAGCGACTCTCACTTAACTCTGTTGATCCTCGATCGGTATTTCCCATCTATGATGAGGACCAGCCTGACAAGATGATTGGGTGTCATATTGCCATTCCTTATACTTTGTCAATTGAGGAGGATCGGGATCAGCTGACTCGGATTCGACGATTGACCTACCGCTTGGTTGAAGAGGGCGAGAAGCGACGGGTAAGTCGTGAAGAGGCTATCTATGAAATCCAGGGATCATGGCTAGGTGGCGAAAAAGCTAAGAAGATCAAGCAGGTAATTCCCCTTGGTCTACTGGATGAACGAATCACCGCCATTCCTATCTACTGGTTCCGTAACCGTCACTGGGATGGAGAAGATTATGGGTCTTCAGAACTTCGTGGTCTTGAGGTTATTCTTCAGACTATTTCTCAGGGTTCTACTGATGTTTCTGCATCATTGGCTCTTGAAGGCTTGGGAGTATATGCGACGGACGGGGGCCGTCCCGTAAATGAAAATGGGGATGAAACTACCTGGGAGGTTGCTCCTGGTCGAGTCATGGAAGTCCCTCAGGGGTCCTACTTCAGGCGAGTCGAGGGTGTGGGATCTATCACTCCTGCCGTCGATCAAATTAACTACCTTGAGAACAAGATTCATGAAGCCGCGGGACTTACCGATGTTGCTATGGGCAAGGTTGATGCTCAGGTAGCCTCGTCAGGAATCGCCCTTGCCATTAAGTTCATGCCTACGCTCGCGAAGATAGAAATACGGGATCAACTTGGTATCGATATTCTAACTCAACTCTTCTATGATTGGAAGACGTGGCATGAGGTTTTTGAAAAAGAACCTCTGGATGGCGATATTATTCCAGTAATCGGAGATAAGCTTCCAACTGATCGAATTTCCAAGGTAAATGAGTTGAACAACATGCTTGACCGAAAGGTTATTTCAACCTCGTATTACCGTAAAGAAATGGAGAAGTTGGGGTATGACTTCCCCTCCGATTCAGTTATTGAGAAGCAGATCTCAGATGACATTGAACGAACTGCTCCGAAGGTAACACCAGTAACACCACAAGCTTCTCCAGCAAATGATGGATCAGGGAATGATCAATCAACTAATGGAGATACACTCCCAGTTGTAAATGGGAGCAATAACCGCAACCGGCCTAATGAAAGTTCAGGTACGGAAGCACAAAATAAAAAGACGCGGGATGCGTAGAAATGGTTGAAATCATGAAGAAGCAGCAGAGTATTCTCGACTTCCTTCCGGAGCTTATCTTCGGTGCTGAGGGTGACGAGAACTCAAAGGGCCCCTCGAGCGACTCAAATGGTGAATCGAGCAATTCCTCGACTGATTCAGAAGAGACTGCAGGAAGCAGCTCTGATGACCAGCAGGATGACAATTCGTCGCATGATGACGCTGATGATCCAAAGGTAAAGGGTCTTAAGACTGCCCTTGCCGAGGAGCGTAAGGCAGCCAAGGAAGCAGCAAAGCGAGCTAATGCCCTCCAGAAGGAAAAGGATGCACGCGAGCTTGCTGAGAAGACTGCTATCGAGCAGGCCGAGATTCGTGAGCAGAAGGCTAATGAGCGAGTACAGCGACTCGCTGATGGCCTGCTGAAGACTCGACTTGAAGCGGCTATCACAGCTGCTGCTGCAGACTTCATCGATCCCGCCGATGCAATTGATGGTGTGGACCGATCTGCTCTGACTTATGAGCAGGATGATGATGACCCCTCTCAGATCACTATCGACGTGAAGTCGGTGCAGAAGGCGGTTAAGGACCTGGCGACTCGGAAGCCTCACTACCTGAAGCATGGAACCGATGACGGAGAGCCTTCGGGCAGTTCGTTCGGTGGTTCTAGGCGGAAGAAGCAGACTGACGATGAGACCTACAAGGACACCTATCCTTCTCTGCGATAAGCTATAATACTCATAACCTCCACACCAGAAAGGTAATATCATGGCTCGCTATGACAAGTACGACCCCATCTCTGGGGGCTCGCGAGCGAAGCTTAATGCTGACCTCACCCTCACCGATGGCGGTATCGGCCCAGTTGCCGTCTCGCTCAATGCCACTGGTCGCGTAGTCATTGGCACTGCGGGTCAGTCAGGTCTCTTCGGCGTTCTCGTAAAGAACGTCGCTCGTGGTCCGGTCGGCGCTTGGGGCACTTCGCTTCAGGGCGGCACCCCCAACCCGCACGCACCCATTGGTGCCGTTGCTGGTGATGTCGTTGATATCATGCATCACGGTGACATCGTCGATCTGGATGTGGATGTCTTCCCTGCGGGTAGCATCATTTACGCCGCGGCTGATGGCACCCTGAGCGCCACCTCCGCCGCCGGCAGTATCCCCATTGGTTGGACGGTTGAGGCGGGACGCCTTGTTGTCCGAGTTGCTCCCGGCATCCCGGCTGCAGTCTAAGCCAGTACTCAACCTCTAAACAATTAAGGAGATCCTAAAAATGCCTACTCAGGTAAACGCCACGGACCTCATCGCTTGGCTGAAGTCTGACTCTCTGCAGTCGCTTTCTAGCTTTGCCGGTGCGGAACAGGGCTTCAACGAACGAGCCGATGTCGTCCGGGCAGCCGACGGCACTGATCTGAATGACTTCTGGAATGAAGTTCAGCAGACCATTCGTATTCGCAACCAGGACCGTACCGGCATCATCGATGCACTGACCTATCGGGTTAACGGCATCTCTGAAGAAGTCTCGGTTCCCTCCGAGGTCGACTTCGAAGAGGCTTCCGAGTATGGTCAGCCGGTTGGTATTCGTGGTGGGGCTACTCGGCTCTTCCGCGGCTATGACTTCAAGTTCTATGACCTCGCGGTTCGTTATACTTGGATGTTCATTGCTGAGGCCGACATCCAGCAGCTCCAGCAGCACCACAACCTGGCGCTTGAGGCTGACATCAAGCTGACCTTCCGTAAGGTCATGCAGCGGCTCTTCAACCCGCTCAACGGTAATGGGTTCACCGACAAGAATGAGCCTATCACCGTCTTCGGTGCTTACAACGCCGATGGTGAAGTTCCGCCAAAGTACAAGCAGACCACCTTCGCCGGCTCTCACAACCACTACGTTACCAATGGTAATGCCGCGATCCGTCCTCAGGACCTCGACACCCTGGCGACGCTCACTGAGGAGCATGGCTACACTCTGCAGAACGGTTACCGTACCGTGCTCTGGGTGAACAAGCAGGAAGCCGACATCATTAAGGGCTTCCGCACTACCAATGGTGCCAAGTTCGACTTCGTGCCGAACCCCAACACCTATGGTGGGGCAGTCTGGGTTCCAAATAACGGAACTTACGTTGGAGGTCCGACCGGTACCGTCAAGGGCGAGATCGGAACTTATGGTCCATTCCACGTTGTGGAAGAGGGTTACATTCCGGCCGGCTACGTTGCCTCGATCGTCACTGGCGGTCAGAACAACTTCGGCAACCCCATCGGTATCCGCGAACACTCGAACCCCGCTTACCGCGGACTCAAGGTGATCCCGGGCCAGCGCTCTGACTACCCGCTGCTTGACTCCTTCTACCGCAAGGGTCTCGGAACTGGTATGCGACACCGCGGGGCAGTCGCAGTCATGCAGGTATCTGCTGGCGCGACTTACACCGTTCCTGCCGCCTACGACCCGGCTGCCGGCTAACCAATCCTCTGGAGGGGCCCTTTCTAATATGATGAGAGGGCCCCACTAGAGAACCTTCAAGGAGAAAAGATCATGGCAAAGCACAATACGTATGAACCGGTTGTCTTCAAGAACTCGCTGGGCGAGACCATCAGCAATGACCCGGTCTTTCATGCTCGTCGAGTAATCGAGCAGGCTGAGAGTGCCAAAGTCGATGACTCAAACGATGAGCTTGAGCCCAACCCTTACGCCGACCTCAATGGTAAGCAGCTCAAGGAGCTTGCTGCTGAGCGGGGTGTGGACATCTCAGGCATGAAGACCGTGGGTCAGGTTCGAGAAGCTCTCCTCGCAGCTGATGCTGCTGAGGAAGAGACTGACAACCAGGAGTAATCATGATGGCTGATGCTCAGCAAGTTAGTGACCTTCGGGAGCTGCTTGGTGAGAGCATTCCATCCGATGGGTCTGCAGCTGATACGCTGTTTACCGATGACCAGGTTACTCGCTGGCTTACTCAATCCGCCACCCTTAACCAGGCTGCTCTTAAAGGGTGGCAGATTAAGATGGCACACTTCGCCGATCTAGTAGATGTGGTCGATGGAGCCTCCGCTCGATCCATGAGCGACCTCCTCGATCACGCCGAAAAGATGGTGAAATTGTATACCAGGCTAGCGCAGGGTCCCACTGCCGGCCGCTCCAGAGTTGGGAAGATTGTTCGCACATGAACAACACAGAGCTCCTCATGAGACGACGAAACGTCCGAGCCTATATCAAGGCTGATCCTAGTGACATTGTCATAACTCGAGGTGGGGCCCCCGAAAAGACCGCTGCTGGGGGGTATGTGAAGTCCGCGCCTACTCCACTCCCCCAGCAGCGCGTTCGTATCGTTCAAAATAAACGACGATATAACAATGGTCTTGTAAACAGTGAAGCTGGTGATATCCCACACACTGATTACCTTCTGATCGCTAAACATGATGCCAACATTGAAGTTGAAGATGCATTTACTTGGCTAGGTATTAATTATAAGGTTACGGGCATAAGTGAGACCCGTACCGAATCACTTCTTGCCAGTATTGATCTCCTTGGTAAGGAGAATCGATAATGGCCAGCAACTCTGGGATGTTGATCGATGATGGCATCATTGTTTGGTTCGATGGTCCTGAATGGGACGAGATTGCTGCTGAAGCTTTTAAAACTGCTGCTTCAGAAATTCTAGGTCATGCTAGGGAAGATGCTCCTTGGGAAGACCGCACAGGTGATGCCCGTCGAGGACTTGATACCAAGGTTGTGAATGATCATGGTGAAGTGGTCCTAACTCTCTTCCACACCGTTGAGTATGGTCTTTGGCTTGAGGTTATCCAGAATGGACGATTTGCTACCATCATGCCTACGCTTGAGCAATATGCTCCTAAATCTATGAACCTCGCAGAGAAGGCTATCGCTAAGGCTAGGAGAGGTCGATGACTGCACGAACTTGGCTATATCAACAAATAGTTGATGGAGTACCCTTGGTCGAAGGCAGAGTTTTTGCCAAGAAGTCAATGACATCCTCAATTGAGGAACACCCATATATTGTTTATAAGCTTGGTTATAGTACTGGCGATGGTCTCTCTGAGACTGTTGATCCTAATCGTCAGTTTGTACAGATCTTCATTCATGACTATAGTGATGGTGAAGTCGCCGATTACATTCGGATTGATTCCACCATTATTCAGCTTAGAGCCGCTCTGAAGCTTAAAAGTTCTGCCCCTGAGGGCATTATCTCGACAACCTATCTCGAGACTAGCCAAGACCTAAATGACGAAACACTGAATACCGTGATGAAATACGTCAGGTATCAATTAGTAACAGAGGAGAAGGAATAATGGCAAAGGTTATTTACCGCGGAAAGGCTGATGTTCGCACGCTCGCCAAGCATGACCTTGATGGTGTGGAAGACTTCAGCAAGACCTCGTTCGCTCGTAATGAGCCGACTGAGATCAGCAACGAAGCGGCTAGGGCACTCATTGAGAGCCCCAATCGGTACGGCAAGTTCGAGCTTCAGGAGAGCGACTCGCCCAAGCTCTTCGAGAATGAGATCGCTGCAGCTCCTGCCAAATCTGGTAAGAAGTTGTAATCGATTCAATTAGTCATGAGTTCCTCCTTAGAATCGCCAGGATGGTCTCCTAAGGTCCTATAAAGGAATGCATGATAAATTACTCGATGACGGACAAAGAGTTCTAAAAGGAACGATAATGGCAACCTCCTTACGATGTGATGGTACCCTTTATGGGGTCATCTCTGATGATCGTAAGAGTATTGAGGTCAAATGCAAACGACGGAAATGCGGTTACATGTCGGGAGTAATAGTTCTCCACACCCTGTCATTAGAGACCGGGCAAGTCATATCAACTCGTAGGTTTAAGGAACCTACCACAAGAAAGGCATAAACATGGCACAAGCAGATTACGCGCTGCCCTTCGGTCTCCGACAGGTTAAGCTCACTCCCATCGACGCCACTGGCGCATTGATTGCGGCTGATGCAGTTATGCTGCCGGCATCTCGAACCTTCTCCTTTAAGGAGAGCGAGAATTTCGAGACGCTCGATGGCAACGATCGTACAATCGCTTCTCACGGTGCAGGTCCGACGGTCGACTGGGATCTTGAAGGTGGGGGTATCTCTCTCGCCGTCTGGAAGATTCTTGCAGGTGGTCTTGTCGAGGATACGGGAGTTACTCCTGCTGGGGTAAGAAAGTTCACCAAAAAGACCTCTGATTCTCGCCCCTACTTTCAGGTCGAGGGTCGGGCAGTTTCTGATAATGGTGGTGACTTCACCGCTGAGGTCTTCCGTTGCAAGGCCGATGGTGATCTTGAGATGGAGCTCGCCAATGGCTCCTTTACCCTGACTAAGGCCTCTGGCAAGGGTTATGGTAACGAAACCACTGAAGAGCTTTACGTCTTCAGCCAGAACGAGACTGCAACTCCACTGGTTCTTCCATAATGTTAATGCGGGCGGCTTAGAGTGATGCAGGAAAATAGAGCCGCCCGCAAGAACATTACAGGGCATCATGGGTTGTTGCGTGATTTGTATTTGCGATATAGAGTACACTCTATTCGCAACATAACGAACATGCAATGACCTTTGATGACTTGCATCAGAAACACGAAACAAAAATAACTAGATCCCCTGGAGGACCAAATGGGAAAGTCGGGCAACCCCGTAAAGAAAGCCGAAGAGCTGAAGATTAGCCAGATCGGTGACTTCAAGAAACGACTTGGGGGTCTTATCGAACTGCCTTCTGGTGCAGTCGTTAAGTACAAGAACCCGGGGGGACTTCAGGCATTTATTACCTCGAAGTCGATCCCTAACTCTCTCATGGGCATTGTTGAAAAAGCCCTTGGCAAGGGCAAGGGTATCAAGATCGATGACATTATCAGTGAAGATAAGATCGATCCAGAACTTCTAGCCGACATCATGATCCTTACCGATACCGTTATGCTTCGTTCAGTTATTGAGCCCCCGGTGCATCCGGTACCAGAATCTGAGACTGATAGAGATGATGATCTTCTCTACGTCGATGAATTCCCCGCTGAAGACAAGCAGTTTATGTTTCAGCTGATCACGGGAGGTACCAAAGATCTCGAAACGTTTCGTCAGCAACTTAACTCAGGTATGGATTCTTTGGCAGCAGTCACAGTCGCTGAGAGTGCAGCCAAGTCTGATGATGGGACTAACGCCGGGTAGTTATGAGGCCTACTGCCTTGACCAGGCTGTTTGGTATGCCGGCACAGTAATAACTGAAGAACTTAACAAGGCTGGTCAAAAGAAACAAAAGGGTGAGGCACAAGTTGAAGCTGCTAGGAAGAGGGTCATATCCAAATACTTGGATAAAGACTCAGCGCCTAAGCAATTCGCAGACCCCGCTGCATTCTTCGGTAGTAGTTAGGATGAGGTAATGGCAGAATCACTTGGTACCATTCGGGGTCAAATGATCCTTGATGTGAAACAGGCCATCTCTGCCTATACCTCTGCACGTCAAGCACACATTTCAACCGTCACAGCCCTGCACACTGGTGCCGGCGCCATGATTGCTTCTGGGGCCGCAATTGCGGGTGTGGGAGCGACTATGGTCGCCGGCTTCGGTGTTGCAATTAATGCTGCAGCCCAATTTGAAAAGAAGCTTGACTTCTTTGGGGCAGTAAGTTCAGCCACACAGGATGAATATGATGCCATCCGACAAAAGGCTCTTCAGCTTGGTGCTGATACCATCTTCTCAGCAAATCAAATTGCTGATAGCTTCATTGAACTAGGTAAGTCCGGCATTGGTGCTAAGGATATCATTGATGGCATTGGTGAGGCTGTTGCTAATCTTGGTGCTGCTGCGGATATTCCGCTAGACACCGCAGCCAACATCATTACCTCTGCAGTAGCTACTTTCCAATTGGGAGCGGCTGATGCAGTTGGTGTGGCAGATAAACTTGCCGGAGCAGCTAATGCTTCCATTGTTGATGTTACTGACTTGGGAGTATCGCTTAAATATGCGGGTGGAGTTGCTTCATCCCTAAAGGTTCCATTTGCCGATGTTAATACCGCATTGGCAATCCTGGGTGTCAATGGTATCAAGGGTTCTACTGCCGGTACTTCTCTTCGACAAATTCTTCTTGGATTGAATGGTAGTACCAAAAAGGCTAAGGTTGCCCTCCAAGAACTTGGCATTATCACTGCAGATGGAGCTAATGAGTTCTATAATGCTCAAGGTGCTGCTAAGCCGCTATCAGAAATCTTCCAAATCTTGCAAGACAAGATGGCTGGAATGACTGATAAGCAGAAGACGTCAACTATGCAGACTATCTTCGCTACTCGTGCCCTTCCATCTCTTATTGCACTTACAAGAGAAGGTGCTGCAGGATTCTCTGAAATGGCCGCTGCCATTGATAAGACTACTGCGCTTGATGTTGCTAGTAAAAGACTAGATAACCTCTCGGGTGATATTGAGATTCTTCGCGGTAATATTGATACAATGCTAGTCTCTAGCGGTTCTGGGTTTCAGACATTTGCTAGATTCGTAGTTCAGAATGTAACTAAGGTTATTCAGGCTTTCATTGATCTTCCCCCTGCGATTCAGACTGCAGGATTGGCTATCACCGCATCTCTGGGCGGTCTCCTAATCGTTGTGGGTACGCTTGGAATGTTCGCTGGGGCGATTACGAATATCATTGCATTGGCGATCCAAATGGCTCCCGTATGGGCCGCAATGGCCCGAATATGGGTAGCAGTTTCTGGGGCTATTAAACTAGCCAGTGCTGCTATGGTTGCCAGCCCTTGGGGTATTGTTATTGGATTGATCATTCTTCTTGCCGGAGCACTATTTGTACTTTGGAATACTAGCGAGGACTTTCGCAATGCAGTAGCTCCTCTGTTGGATGGACTTAAATCGGCTTTTGCTGCCATTGGTCCTATTGTTACAGATCTAGTTGGTAAATTAGTAGCTCTACTTACTACCGTTGGCAATGGGGCTCAAGGTGCGGGTAAGAGCTTCCTTGATACCATTGTTCAATTGGCTGGGGTACTAGGTGGAGTATTAAGTAGTGCTCTACAAACTATCCTTCCAATCTTTATGAACCTAGTAAATCTCTGGGCTAAGATATTCTTGCCAGTTCTTCAAACACTGATGCCAATCCTTATGACTATAGGGCAGATCTTTGGATCAGTGCTTGCTGGTAATATGCAAGCAGTTCCTGGGCTTATTCAACAGTTGGCTGATGGGTTCTTGGGCTTTGTCTCAGTACTATCTACCCAAGTAATTCCAATGGTATTGCAGTTGGTTACCAACATCATTGTCACCCTGATCGGTATGCTACCGGTAATTATTCAGGCGGGGGTGAGCCTATTCGTTGGGTTGGTTCAGTCTCTTGCTATTGCATTGCCCCAGATTCTTACGGGATTGCTTGCCGGACTCACTACAATTATTACTACATTGACTACACTTTTGCCAATGTTGATCAATGTGGGAATCACCATTTTCAATGGTCTTATCCAGTCACTACTTCTAATTCTGCCACAGGTTATTCAAGCGGGAGTTACTCTCTTTACTGGCTTGATTCAGGCCCTTGTAACTATCCTTCCAATTCTGATTCAAACCGCCATCAGTCTTATTCTAGTCCTTATTACTGCTCTTGTAACCATGCTACCAATGCTGATCCAAGCGGCTATTATGCTCTTTATGGGTATTCTGCAAGCATTAGTTCAGGTTATCCCTCAAGTAATTCAAGCTTTGGTAACGGCCATACCACTTATCATTAATGCCCTTGTTCAAGCTATTCCATTGATCATTAATGCAGCTATTACTTTGTTCCTTGGGATTATTACTGCATTACTTACAGCTTTGCCCCAAATTATTTCTGCCTTGGTAAATGCCATACCACTTCTAATTAGAGCTATTACTAGTGCATTACCCCAGCTAATTAGTGGAGCTATTCAGCTATTCCTTGGAATCATTACTGGTCTCATGAGGGCCTTGCCTCAGGTTATCTCGGCAATCATCGGAATTATCCCCCAACTAGTCGGGGCAATCATCGATGCGGTTCCTCAATTCCTTGATGCCGGTGTTCAGTTGATCCAAGGTTTGATGAATGGTATAGCTTCTATGGCGGGTCAAATTGGCAGCTTCTTCCTTAGTTTGCTACCAGGTTGGATCGTTGGCCCATTCAAAGCAGCTATGGGCATTAATTCGCCATCTAAGCTGTTCCACTCCTTCGGTGTTTACCTAATCCAAGGTCTCGTTAACGGTATTCATGGTATGCAACGCGCTGCAGTTAATGCAGTTCAAGGAATGGCTGATTCTATTGCTTCAGTGCCAATGGCCCTCAGTGATCTTACAGGTCTAAATGATGCAGTTACCCTCACTAAGAAACTGGCAATTCAAGCTTCTGTTTCTCAAGTAGGTGTGGGATCCACACAAGCACAAACGACAGCTGACTTGCTTGATGCCCTTGATAACCTGAGGATAGAAAATAAGTATGATATAGTCGTAAATAACCCAGAACCTGAGCCCGCTTCAGACTCTCTGCCTCGAAGCGTTCGCAAACTTGCATATATGGTTGGATGAGAACATGACTAACACTAGTGACACCTTCTGGAGTGCTGATGGCGTTTCTCTTCAAACATACGCTCATAACATTGAGACATTAGATATCACGACTGCTCCTCCTCCATATCGTGGTTCGGATATCACTATCCCATATGTACCGGGACAACGATGGGTTCCTAAACAGGCAGATAGTCGAACTATTCCCTTGGCTATGTGGGTTAGGGATATCGATGACAATGGCAATACTCCCAGCAATAGACAGAATGGTTTCGATGACAACTGGAGGGCTTTGAGGAATCTTCTTTGGGCACCCGGTCGACAAATTGCATTGAAGAAGCAGTTTAAAGTTGGGGGGGTTCTTCGTTCAGCTACCGCAATGGCCGAATTTGCTGGAGGACTAGAACCAAAGAAGATTGGTAGGTTTGCCGGCAAATTCGTAGTTGATCTCAAGTTGGCTGACCCATACTTTTATGATGATGAACTTAAGACATTTACTTTAGTAAATGGTGATCAAGCAATCACAGTGCAGGGAGATGCTGAAACTGCTCGTGTTAATCTTACGATTAATGGTGCGAGAACTAATGCCATCATCATGAATAAGTCGCTAGGGATGCAGGTAGAATATCATGATGCACTGCTAACCGGTGACATTGCCCAAATAGATGTTCAGGCCTTTAGTGCCACAACCTCACCAAGTGGTAAGCCCTCATTTAAATCTTCTGGTAAGATTAGACATACGGGAGCAGCCCAATGGCTAACTATTAAACCGGGTACTAATACTGTTAATCTAGCTTCCTCATTTGGGGCTGGTACGGTATCGCTACAAGTGAGAGGAGCATGGCTCTGATGGAAGGTATTGAAGTTGAAGTATACTCATACAAAGATCCCACTACTCTTGTAGATATTCTTGATGGACGGATGGAACCAAAATACCTTGCTGAGCTTATGGGTAATGGTGGCGGTACTATCAAGATCAACACAAATGACCCTAAGATTGTAGCTGATCCCACACTGCTTGACTATAGAAATATCCTTAAATTCAAAATCAATGGCGATGTGGTTGGGGCCATTATTTTGAAGAGGAAGAAAGCTTCTACTATTGCAGTGGATGGTAGGGCTAAAGAAGTTTATGAGATCACTGGGGAAAGTCTTAAGACTTGGTTTGATGATGCCGATGTTAAACCAATGGGAGGACTTAGAAAAGCATCTCCCAATACTAGATCGTTTAATTTCGCCTCGGAACGAGGAGATTGGTATAACTCTTCAAATTGGGTTGCCCCAGTAATTGTAGCACCAGTAAATACGGGACCATGGGGAAGTAAACCAACGAAGTGGCCTACTAAATCTGGTGCTAAGTGGATATGGGGAGGTCCCTATAATGCTGAAGGTACAGCGCCATCATACTCTATGTGCTTGTTTAGGTATGAGTTTAGTACTACTAGCGACCTTAACCATATACTTTATATTGCTGCAGATGACTATGTCAATGTTTGGGTAGATGGTCAACAAATTGTAACCACCGACTCTAAGACTTCTGCTATTGATACTGCGACTAGAGTTGAATTTCTACTGCCATCAGGTAGTCATGTACTGGCTATGCAAGTTTCTAATAAGTATGGACTAACTAGAAACCCTGCAGCTATGGTGGCCTCTCTTTATAAGATGGTAAATGGGGTTGAGACTTTAGTAAGTTCATCAGGTAGTAATGGATGGCTGGTAATGCCATTCCCAACTACTATCCCAGGTTGGTCAGCAGGTGAGGTAATGCTGACATTGTTAAATGAGGCTAAAGCTCGAGGGGTACTTTTTCCAACATACCTTGTTCCCACCTTTACTAGTACTACTGATAGCAATGGACAGGCTTGGGGAACTCAAATAGACTGGACTTTTGATGTTGGTGAGTCCCTAGCATCAGTAGTCTCTAAGCTTGAAGAACTTGGCTCTTATATATGGGTTAACCCAGATACACTTGAGCTTAATATTACTGCCGATCGTGGGATTGATCGATCAGTATTTGGTTATGGTGTGGATGGTATCTCAGTTACTTCTACCCCGGTTATCTTCGAGCGAGGCAAGAATCTTCGTCAAGCCGATTTTGAAGGTGTGGGAAAGATCAAAAACTCTCTAACCATCAAGACTGAAGATGGTTGGATGGTTGATAATAACACTGATGATGCTTCAGTTGGTATCTATGGGGTTCTTGAATCTAAACTCGATACTGGGGCTTCTGAGGGAGTCTCAAAGTTACTTGCCAACATCGTATTCGCTCAAAGGGCTACACCTGAAGAGGGTGCTACTTACGAAATTATTGCTACAGACTCTATCCCATTCGTTGATTTCAATGAGGGAGACTGGGTACTTGCGCCAAATGAGCAGAATATCCTCGTCAAACGACGAGTAATGTCAATCACTCTTAGTGAAAGTGATTCTGGGCAACCGCTATATGCTATCGAGTTCGATACGATCTTCCAGGACAATGAAGCTAGGGTTAACAAGTTTCTGGGTAAATCGGGTGGCAATAACGTAGGAAGCTCATTTAGTAATGCCTCTGGAAGTTCTACTGCTGGTTCACCTGTAGTTATTAATACTGGTGCTGCACCTCTCCCATTGCCCAAGGCCCCAGATGGTCTCAGCGCTACTTCAGTTGGCGAATGGCCAGCTGATGGAGTAAGTCCTTACTCAGAGGTTACTCTAACTTGGAACCCAGTTACTGCTAACACGGATGATACTGCTACAGTACCCGAATTTTATGAAGTTTGGGGGAAGCTCTCCTCGCAGTCCGATGATGCATACATGACATATGCGATAGTCACTACTAATCAAGCGATTATACAGCCATTCCAGCCTTCCTCAGAGTGGACCTTTAAGGTACGCGCACTTCATGGGGCTGATCAGGCATCTAGTTTTTCAGCTGAAATCTCCCATACTATGGTGGGACCTAATGTTGCTTTGGCCGCTCCAACAGCTCCAACTCTTGCTTCTAATAAGGGAGTATTGATTGTTTCATGGGATGGTAAGTTAGAGGGTAATATTACACCCCCCCCCCAGTATAGATATGTTTATGCATTAGTCTCTCTTGATCCGAATGGACCCTATAATCAAATGGGCGCCGCTTTGCTCAGAGATGGCAGAGATATAAATGTAACTGGGCTTACTATTGGAAATAGCTATTCTGTTAAACTCGTCGCAGTAGATGGTGTGGGACTTAAATCAAATCCATCACTTAGTAACTCTATTACACTAACCGGAATTCAATCAGGCGATCTAAGTACAGAAATTAACCAAAGCATCTCAAATGCTAATCAAAAAGCAACTGATGCACTTGCTGAGGCCCAAGCTGCAGGCACTACGGCTGATGGAAAAAACAGTATTTTCTTTAGTCCTAAGGCTACTGTACCAGTTGGAAAAGTAGCTGGAGATCTTTGGTGGGTATTAAGTGACCCAGTTGTAGGACAACCAGATACTGTTATTGCTGTGCGTATCTACAACGGAATTAATTGGTTGAATTATCAAGTAGTAGCTGACTCTTTGCTTGTACCAAGCTCAGTTGGTACAATTAGCTTGGATGACGGAGTTATTACAGCCCCAAAAATTGTTGCCTCTGAAGAGATGTGGACTACAGTTCTTGGGGCTCATAAGATTTTGGGTGATGAAGTTGAAGCCGGCACTATTAAGACAACTAACCTTTCTGCAGATGTAGGTGGAAACCTTGACATCTCAGCTAATGACTCGATTAATCTTCTTGTTGGACAAATTGATACTAATGAGACTAAAAGCGACAATCTATCTTCTAACCTTGATGAGATGCAGACATATTATGCATTTGGTCCCGATGGAGCAGTAATTTCCACACCGGGGTCGCCTTTTGCTTTGGCTCTTAGGAATGATAAGATTGAGATGCTAGCGAATGGCTCAGTAGTTTCATATTGGAACTCTAATCAGATGTATGTTTCATCATTTGTTGGGGAACAGGTCGTTTTGGGCAATCATAAACTTGAGAAGTATGGAACTGGAACGGTAGTGAGGGCTCTATAATGGCAACCTATACTGATATTCTCGCCAATAACTACAAGCTTCAACTCGTTGTTAATGAAAACTCTACTAATGTTTCTAATAACACCTCTAGTGTAAGTTGGTCACTTCAGCTTCTAAAGGGTGATGGTAGTGGTAAATATGCTGATGGACCCCATACCTGGTCTGTTAATATTGGGGGAATATCGGGGTCTGGTTCTCTAGCCTCATATGACTTCCGTAACTATTCTAGTATTACTTTGGGTAGTGGCAGTGTTACTATTAATCATAATGCTGATGGTACTAAGGTCATTACTAACTCTGCCTCATATGATGATAACAACACTTGGGGTGAACTTGGTGATGGCAGCACTTCGGGGAATCTAACACTTACAACTATCCCCAGAGCTTCCTATATTACTTATGCTCCAAACCCCCCCATCCCTGCGGGCACTAATGCCACGATTTACACTAATAGGGCTTCAACAACATTCACCCACACCATCACCTATACCTTTGGGAGTGCCTCAGGTACAATTGGAACTGGCGTTGCTGATTCGGTGGTGTGGGCGGTTCCACTATCTCTGCTGAATCAAATTCCAAATACTGTTACTGGTAGTGGAACTTTTACCACAAAGACTTATAGTGGTTCGACTTTGATCGGAACAACTACAAGAACATTTAGTATTAGTGCTCCAGCATCTGTTGTACCAACATTTACAACCGTTACTAATTCAGAAGCTACGGCTGGGGTAGCGGCTAATGTTGGGGCATATGTTCAGAGTATATCAACTCTAAACCTAGCTATCACTGGGGCCGCGGGGGCTTATGGGTCTACCATAACAAAATATGCTATTACTATGGGGGCTCAGTCTTTCACTACTGCTACAGCTACTAGTGGTCCCATTACCTTATCTGGTACAGTTCCTATCGTCGGAACTGTTACAGATTCTAGAGGCCGTACTACCTCTAAAACAATTAATATTACAGTATTAGCTTATACTCCCCCTCTAATTAACTCTATTAGTGGTCAACGAGCTCTTTCTACTGGTACTACAGATGATAACGGTACATATGTTAGGGTGAATATAAACGCTTCAGTGAAGTCTCTTATGAATTCCACTGAACGAAATGCCATTGTTTATAAAATTTATTCTCGTAGTCACGGAACATCAACCTGGACCTTAAAATCAACTACTACTCCAGGTGGTATTAGTTTCAATGGGTATGGACTAGTATCAGTTTATGCGACAAATTCTTCATGGGACTTCAGAGTAGAAGTAATAGATGATTTTGCAACTAGTGCATATGAGTTTACAATTGCCACATCAACTATTTTCCAACATTGGGATGGATCACTCGGGGTTGGAATAGGTAAATACCGTGAGAATGGTATGCTCGATGTCAAGGGTTCCATCTATCAGAACGATGGAGAGGCCGTATTCAGCCTTCCCGCTGACGGGACTGCCCGTCTTGTGACGGGCAGCTGGGACTCGTACATGAAAACTGGCTGGTATCGCGGTAGTGGATTAACCAACGCCCCCACGGCGAGTGCCTGGTACTGGGTGGAGGTCATGGCCCACGACACGGGCACGTGGATCGTCCAGACAGCGCATGGCTACACGGGGTCCGATACGACGTCCATGTTCGTTCGGAAGAAGCTAAACGGGACATGGACGGCTTGGCGGAAGTTCATTCCTGATATAAATTTGCCAACCCTTAGACAAACGGGACGGCTGCTCTGCGCTGGTACAAATCAAGCTACCAATGGGGCATTTAACTGGTCACCACTGTTCACTCAGACCTTTCCGCAGGCCTTTTCAGCCATTCCCACAGTAGTAGCAGTATGTGAAGTTGCTAATGATGAACTTATGTGGGCAATCGTAAGCAATGTAAGTACCACTTCATTCCAATTTCGGCTAATGCGTGCTCTTTCAACTATAGCAAACCCCACTTATCTCAACTGGCAAGCAACGGTTGGGTAATCACTAAAAACAAGGGAGTAGTAAAAAATGGCCACCACTGCACAACATATTGCAACCCGCAATGATTCAGATCTATTGGAACGGGTTGTAGCAGCTGCTGAACAGGCTGGTATTCCAAATGCAACCCAATGGGCTCAGCTTAACATTGGGTCGCTGATTACCATCCCAGTCGAGGGAACTCAGACAATTTCGGATGTATATTCATATGCCATGGAGGTACGTCAGAACGCAGTAAATGCCCTACCCCCACTACCGGGTATTAATCCCGGGGCAGTTACAGATACTCATTTGGCAGCCGCTATTAAGGTAGCTATTACTCCAGAAACTGAGCCGACTCCGCCTGATGCAACAATTTGATAATAGCTTGACGATAAGCGATCTCTGAGTGGCTCTCTAATTGCCTATTACCATATAGCTCGAGTGATTGCCCATCATTGATAGTCAGGCGATTCTACGCCTCTACGACTCCGCCCCATGATTTTTTAGGTCATGGGGCGGAGGAGTTGTAGCAGGAGGAAGATTACTCGGTTTCCTCGAGCTCCTCATCGTCATCCTCGGCCTCGGCCTCGGCGGCGTCCTTCTCGGCCTGCTTTGCAGCGCGCTGCGCAGCCTTGCGCTCCTTGAGAGCATTGAGCTTCTCGAGCTTGTCAGCCTCGAGCTCGCCGTTCTCGTAGGCCTCGATGATGGTGTCGACCTCGGGGTCCTGCGGACCGGTCCAGGTCCAGCGCTCGCGGTTGCCGGCGATGATCTCGCGGTCCAGTCGGCCGTCGCGGGCCATCTTGCGGAGGAGGGTACGGAGATCGCGGGTCTTGACGTCCTTGCCGGTGCGGACCTTGATCAGCTCGGCGATGTCGGAGACACCGAAGACGGCCTCAGCGGTCTCAGCGACGGCGACCGGAGCTTCGACCTTGGCCGGAGCAGCCTTCTGGGCCTTCGCGGGGGACTTCTTCGTGGGGGCGGCCTTTGCCATGATATACTTCCTTTATTTATGGGGTGCTCTAACCCAGAATTAGATCAGAGGAGTTCATCGGTAAGTGATGCATGTACCACTATACTTGATATAAGCAAGGCTGTCAAGGCTATTGGAATTAGCATGTGCTTGTTGACAGAGCGCTAAAGTGTATATAGTATTGAGGTATCTAATGATTCACAACATTCTCATAGGAGTTTAAATGTGGTGGGAACTTCCCCTCCTTGTCTCGATGTATATCGGTATAGCCTGCCTGATTGTGTGGGTATCCAATAAGGTTAGCTATGGCGAGGATGACTAATGGCGGGTCGGTTCCTCCTTATCGAGTTCGATGATGAACAAAGTGCATCTCGCTTACGCGCACAAATTGATAAGGCCTCTATGTCAGGTAAACGCTTCAGAGTAATAGGGCTCTTCTCTCGACCCGGTCCCAAGTTTTGCAAGTGTGAGACTTGGGAAAGTAATCGGGGCAGCAAGTCAACGATCAAAATTGGTGCCAAGTTCGGTTGGGCAGTATGCACAACTTGCAAACTTCCCGCTCCTTCCATGAGCTTTTTGCGTAACCTCATTAAGCCGCATGATATTATTGATCCACCTAAGTACGACACCAAACATAAGGTTGGGTTCTATTGTTATGGCCTAACCCTTACCTCTCGTAGTAATTTCGAGGATAATGAATGACTCTAAAGTACCGCTATAAGCAGCGTCCATACAAGCACCAGGTCCTGGCCATCAAGAAACTGATGAGCACAGGTTGGGGTGGCGCCCTCCTAATGGAACCCAGAACGGGGAAGACTAAAGTTGCCATTGACTACCTCTCCATCCTTCATCTTAAGGGCGAGGTCAATAGAGTCCTCATGGTTGGTCCAGTTGTTGCCATTCAGGTGTGGAAAGAGCAACTAGAGGCAAACTGCCCACTTCCCTATAGACTCACCATTTGGGATAGTAAGGGTCGTAAGACTAGCAACTTGCCTAACTATGGCAAGGATATTCTCGATATTGTCCTCATGAATTATGATGCCTTCTCCACACCAGGGGCATTCCGAGTTCACCGAAGTGGACCTCTTAAGGGTCAGCCAGTTACAGATGCTAAGGGTAATAAGCTTCGCTCTAAGTCTAAGGGAGGACGATATGAGATGAAAAAGAAGATTGCTCGTTGGCAACCTCAGTTGATCATTCTCGATGAGTCCCACCGAATCAAGTCGCCCTCCGCCAAGAAGTCTACTGCACTTCATTCTCTTGGACCAATTGCCGACTATCGAGTAATTCTAACTGGAACAGTAGTGACAAAGAGTAAGAGGCTCTATGACGTTTACTCACAATGGAAGTTCCTTAATCCGGAACGATTCGGTAATATGAACTTTGCCGAATTCAAACAACGGTATGGTCGTTGGTTGATGCAAGATAGATACTCTAAATGGCTCGGCAGCAGGAATGAAAATGAACTCCATAGCAAAATGCATCTCGATTCGTTCAGCATCACTCGAGAAGAATGTTATGATCTGCCTAGACAAACAACTCAGATTATCCCTGTTCCCCTCGAAGAGTCGGCTAAGCTCTATGATCAGATGGCTGAAGATATGGTGGCTCGTATACATACTGGCGAAATTACAGAGGCCTCGATCCGATTGGTACAAAGGCTAAGACTTCAGCAGATTACATCAGGGATCACGAAGGCTTCTCCCACACCAGCTTACCCATCGGGGCGACTCGTTACTGTTGGCGGGGAAAAACTGCGTATGATTGAAAGCCGACTTGAGGACCTGATGGAGGCAGATGAGAAAGTAGTCATTGGCGCTCTCTTCAAGGCTGACATCCAACGACTAATCAATTTGGGTAAGAAGCTCAAGGTGCCAGTCTTTACCATTCATGGGGGCATTAAGCATAGTGAACGTGCGGCCGCGCCAGCAGCCTTCCGTAAGGTCTCTGGAGGTGCAATATTCATTGGCCAACCGGCTGCAGCTGGTGAGGCAATCGATTTGAGTTGTGCATCCATTCTTCAGTGGTATAGCTTGCCCTCGAGCTGGGTCAATTTCCGTCAATTCTCTGACCGTATCGCACTAAGCGATAAGCCAACCTTCCATGAGTTCTACCTTGCAAGCGGAACTATCGATCATCTCATGTATGAAACGCTAATGGAAGATGGCGATATTGGTAAGAAAATGATACAAAGCCCCGAGCGCCTTCTGAGGCTTGGTGTGGAATTGGATGATTGACTTCCGAACGCGGCATCTGATATACTTACAGTAGACAAACAATAGAAAGGCATTACATATGCTTGTAGTAGAAGGTCCAGATGGGGCTGGTAAAACTACTCTGATCAAGACGCTTCAGGAGTATCTTGATCTCCCAGTCGCACCAAGGGTGGTGAGTAAGGATGCTGAAGCCATGGTCGACTTGCAGTCATGGGTTGACAATCAGCTGGATGAGGGCTTTCAGCCCATGATCTATGACCGTCACCGACTGATCTCTGAAACTATCTATGGTCCAATCCTTCGTCGGGCACAGGCTGATGGGTTCAATGAGCTTAAGTGGTTGGCTCCCCGTATGCGCCGCTTCTATGAGCTTGAGCCAGTAATCATCTACTGCCTGCCATCACTTGAAACTGTGATGTCGAATGTAATTGGTGATATTAACAACCGAGTAGTTGAGTCTAAGATCGAAGCCATCTATGCAGCTTATGTAGCTAGAGCTGCACTCGACTACAGCTTCTCACCAGGTCTGGTAAAGATTTGGGACTATGAGAACAGTGCCAAAATCAACAACATGCCAACATGGATCAATAAGGTTCGTGAGGAAATCGAATTTAGGAGAGCCTCAAAAAATGACTAAGAACCAGAGCAACGACTTCATCGATCGACTCGGTGAGATGTTCGAGCTTCAGGGTGACTTGCAGCGCAACACCTATGGCTCCCACCCTAGTGATATCCCCACTACTGAAGAGCGAATCAACTTTATCAAGGACATGCACATTGCTATCGGTGATGAGCTCAGCGAGTTCATGGGTGAGATTGGGTGGAAGCCATGGGCTACTAGCCGACACATTAATGTCGAAGCTGCTCAGGGTGAGCTTGTCGATGCCTTCCATTTCTTCATGAATCTCTGCATGGCAGTCGATATGACCCCCGAGATTCTGTTCGAGCGGTACAAGGCCAAGCGACTCAAGAACATCAAGCGCCAGGAAGATGGCTATGATGGGGTCCAGGGTAAGTGCCTCCATTGTAAGCGAGCTTTGGATGATACTGGAGTTAATTGCTATCAGCTACCGGGAAAAACTGGTGGTTCGGGATGGTGCGAAATCAAGAATTCATACATTGCGGGGGTTGATGACAGGCCGAACTTTACCCCGACCCACCTGCCGGCAGGATTCGAGCTGTGAAAGACAAAGTAATCAATGCTGCCGCCTGGGCAATAACTGGCATTCTTGTCGGTGGGGTACTGGCAATTGCCATTGCTCTCGTAGTTAAATTCATAGAATGGATCATCAGCTGGTGAGAACCTACCACGCAAAGACAATGACCGAGCTGTATAACAAACTCACTGACAGTCTCATTCATGGCAAGCCTGATGAGCTGGACGTAATCTCCTCGGTTGATGTTCAGATCCACGACATCATGGGTCAAGCTGACTCGATGGACTGGGATTTCGACTTCAAGGACGCATGGCTCACGCCCAGTCGTTGGACCATGATGATCAAGCAGTACCTCGACCCTGAAGACTTGGAGGCCTGGATTGGGCGAGTCACCAGTAAGATTGGAATCAACAACCGAGGAGTCGCAGTCTTACGAACAAAGATTGTCAAGCCTCGCGGAGGAGCTGCAACAGGTCACACCAATAAGGAAACCCGAAGCTGGGGAAGTTGCATGCTTAACATCAGCTATAAAGCCCTCCCTGTACCCCAAATTACTCTATATTCACGAACAAGCTATCTCGGCTATATCGGAGCTCTCGACCTATCAGTTGCCTACGTCGTCGGAAAGTACCTCGCCAAAGAACTTGGGATATCTGTAAAGGATATTCGCTTCGTCTGGGTCAATCAGGCAATCCAGTGGCACAACTTCAAGTCCCTTGCATACATGCTCAATCACACTGATGAAGAAAAGCGCGAGCACTATCGTCGGCTTCTGATCGAGCCCTCGAGCTCACTCGCTGGTGTGGAAAAGCGCGAGGTCATCGACCATCCCGCCATCAAGTTCTCGAGGAAGTGGCTTCAGAAAGTCATTGCTGAGGATAAAGCTGGTCGAAGTTATGGCGATATGACCTACAACACCTTCCGTCGAATCGTTCGTCGATTCCACACCGAAGTGTATGGGCTTGAGTATGCTGAACAGTTTGCCGGGTGGAGCCATTACAAGAATGGTGATAAGGTCGGGCAGCAAAAGGAGTACTTCAAACCATACGGGTTGCTGCCCTCAACAAAGGTTGATAGCCTTGATTTTACCAAGATCGGTATGCCAGCAAGTCGATCATATGGTGAACCATTTGTCGGGGGTGATGATGACTCAGATGATGACGATGAGTGATTTTCAGCCCTCTCTGAGCCTCTAAGGGGATAACGTAATGCCGATTCATTCATATCAATCACCTGACTTCAAGTCACTCTTCGCTCGGCTTCAGAAGGAGCTGATTCAGCAGCCACCTTTCGTAGTAGGTGAATGGCAGAGTCAGCACCTCGAGATGCCAATGCGAGAACTTCGTAATGTCAGCTTCTCGATGGAACTGCCTGATACTGCTGATAAACTGGCCAGCATGACAGGCGCGCACCTGCCTTGGGCTGAGGATCATTTCCTTGAGCGAGTAAGTGGGGAACCTCTGAATCCTGCTCCCAGTGAGGCATGGTGGCCGTTCGCTCGCAAGAAGTCGGGCGATACCAATACTGACCACAAGAGTGAGGGTAAGGCCTTCAGTCATACCTATCCTGAACGCATGTGGCCGAAGTTCGCCAATCCGATCACGCCCTTAGACCATCTGGCGAATCAACGACTGGATCACCAACCTCACCGGGGTATTCGTTTCGAGTATGGGGATCTTGGTGACATCGTTAGACAGCTCGCTGCGACACCATTCACTCGTCAGGCATTCCTGCCTATTTGGTTCCCTGAAGATACTGGGGCGGTACATGGCAAGCGAGTCCCATGCACCCTGGGGTATCACTTTGCCATCCGCAATGGGATGCTCGATATCACCTACTACATGCGGTCGACCGATCTGCTTCGTCATTTCCAGGATGATATTTACCTCGCTGGTCGACTCGCTCAATGGGTGGTTGAGGAAATTAACCTCCTCAAGAACACTAAGAATCCGATAAGTGAGTTGAGAGTTGGCGAGCTGATTTTCCACACCGCCAACTTGCATATCTTCGATGGGGATGTTGCAATGATTGAGTACCGCCGTTCTCAGGGGCAAATGGCATGGGCCGAGTAACTCGCAATCAGACTCTCATGGAGGTGGCTCAGGCTGTCGCTAAGCGAGGCACTTGCAGCCGCCTCCAGGTGGGGGCAGTCTTTAGTAAGGATGGACGAATCATTGCCACCGGCTATAATGGGGCTCCAGCCGGTATGGCTCACTGTTTTCATCGATCGATCGATGAGATTCCCGCTCCCGAATACCTTGAGATGATCAATGGCATCAGACCCAAAGAATGGAAAGGGTGCACCATTGCAGAGCATGCTGAGAGGAATGGGATTGCCTTTGCCGCTAAGTATGGGCTTGCTCTAGATGGCAGTGAACTTCATTGTACACATGCCCCTTGCCTTGACTGCGCTAGGTCAATCATTAATGCTGGTATCAAGACAGTAACCTACCTGACTCCATATCGATTGACCGACGGTGTGGAATTCCTCAGAATCGCTGGTCTTGATGTAGTTGACTTCAGCTATGAAGGACTGGTATAATAAACTCATGACCGTTAAGCTGGATAATCAATGCATCTATTGTGATCAAGGTCACATGATCGAGTCCTTTGCACAGGGGCCTAAGGATGCCGACATCGTAGTGGTCACTAATCGCAAAAACTCTGGTACTTATCAGCAGTCGCTTGAGCTACAGCTAACCGAACTAGGCTTGGATGTGGGGCGAATTTACTTTACGCCCGTGATTAAGTGCCGAGACTTCGAAACTACTCTTACCAATAAGCAGCTTAAGGAACATGCCGCCGAGTATATCAAGCCTGAGCTAGAGCGAATTAAACCAAAGTACATCCTTGCTTTAGGTAATGAAGCGCTTCTGGCAACAACTGGTAAGTCGGGCATTACTAAATATAGGGGTCGTACCTTTGAGCTGCCTGAGATGGGGGCTGAGGTAATTTCGACTATCTCGCCCTCGGCAGTCAAACGTAATCCCGGTATGAAGCCAGGGTTCATGGCTGATATGCGACTCTTTGTTAACAAGGTCAAAGGTCGATCAGTTGGGATCAGTGAACCTAAGTATGTCACTGCCAATACTAAAGAGTCATTAGCCAAGGTACTTCGAATCCTTGACATGACTGAAGAGATCAATATCGACATTGAGACGACTTATCGAGAGTATTACGAGTCAGAGGGCAAGGTAATCTCGCTCGCCGCTACTTGCGTGATAGTAAAGCCAGATGGCACTAAAGGGCTGGTTGCCTTTGCAGTTCCCCTATGCCATCCTCAATCGCCCTGGCGTAATAAGTGGCAGGAAATCCTGCGTATCATTGGCAAGCATGTCAAGGGTATCAAACGAGTAGTTGCTCATAACTCCAGCTTTGACTGCAAGTGGTTGATCTGGCACAATGTCAAGCTTTATCCCACCTTCGATACCATGCTTGCTCTACACCTTCTGAATGAGAATGTACAAAAGGGCTTGAAGCCACAGGCCATGTCAAGGCTGGGAGTAGAGCCATGGGGCATTGATACTAAAGCGCTTGAGAAGCAGGACATTGCCGACGTGCTTCATTACAATGTTCTTGATACTTGGTATATGTATTGGATCAAGAAGCAAATCGTTGAGGAGCTGAAGGAACAGCCTCGACTCATGAGAATCATGATGCTCGAGACGATGCCGGCACAGCGAGAGCTGATCGATTCAGAGATCAGGGGTATTTGGATCGACGTCGAACGACTGAAGACCCGTAAACCTCAGGCCGAAGCTAACCTTGCTCGCATTGAACAGAACATCCGAGATGCAGCTAAGTTGCCTGCACCAGGTAGCCCTGATTGGCCGCACACGATTCAACGACGACAGCTGAAGTCGGGCATTCGTGAGAAGCGAATCGACCTTGAAGAGAACTTCAATGCTAGCATGTTCGCGAGATGGATGCTATTCGACTGGTGTGGATTACCAATTCTTGAGCGGGGTAAGAATAAGCCTGATGGTTCACCAGGTGACCCCAGCATGGCTGAGGGTGTTCTTATGGCGCTTCGTGATCAGCATCCAGTAGTTGAACATATGCTCGAGCGGGTCACGGCTCAGAAGCACCTCTCCAGTTTCTTCAACCCTTATGCGGAGCTTTACGATGAAGATCACCGAATCCACACCACATTCAAGCTTGCAGGCACAGTTACCGGTCGACTCAGTTCTGGAAAAGCCGACCAGGATAAGATCAGTGGGACTAAGGGCAGAATGCGGGGGGTCAACCTGCAGCAAGTCCCCCGTGATCCATTTATCCGAGGCCTATTCGGCGCTCCTCCGGGGTGGACTTTCGTCGAGAGCGACTACTCTCAGATCGAGCTAAGGGTCGCTGCACTCCTCGCCAATGAAGATACAATGAAGCACCTTTACTCTATCGGGGCAGATATTCATCTATCTACCGCTGCTCGAGTAACTGGGTTGCCAGAATCTCAAGTTACTAAGGAGATTCGTAAAACAGTGGGTAAGCCAGTTAACTTCGGCTTCCTTTATGGCATGGGCTGGCGAAAGTTCATTCAAACCGCATTTGAGAACTATGGGTCTAAGTTCACCGAACTTGAGGCACAAGGTGCTCGCCATGCATACTTTGAGCTATATCCCAAACTGCTTCCCTGGCACGCTCGCCAGCGACGATTGGTCAATGAATATGGGCGAGTGCAAAGTCCGCTAGGGCGCATTAGGCACCTCCCTGATATCTACTCACCTGATCAGGGGGTGCGTAGTGAAGCCGAACGACAGGCGATCAATTCGCCAGTGCAAGGCTTCGCTTCCGATATGGCTGTCCTGGCAATGATCGAGATTAACCGCATCTTCAGAGAAAGGGGTGCTGCTGCTCATTGCTTGGGTCTTGTACATGATGCTATCAACTATGAGATTCGGAATGACTGGCTCGCCCGATGCCTCCCGATTATCAAGGATGTCATGGAGGATATGGGGTTGGTATACAAGAAATTTGGTACTGTGGTTGATATTCCGATTGTTGCGGATGTATCAGTTGGTAATCACTGGGGCGACAAGATCGAGCTAAAACCCGAACAGGTATACGATTTCAAGCTTGAGTATTCAGGTCAGTAGCGAAGTTGACTTTGGCTACAGGGTCGATATGATGATTACATGATCAAAAGAAATTGCGACCTCTGCCCAAAGGATAATCCATCCCCGGCTATCGTTGACACTAAAACTAAGATGGGCCCTTGGGCCTACCTTTGCCCCGCTTGCAATGACCTCTTCGGTTGCAAAATCGACAGCCTGACAAACGTTCTAGCAGATATTTAGGAGGGATAACAATGGCAAAGACAATTCGAGCACGCATGATCTGCAAGGACTTCGACAATACATGCCTCGAAGGCGGGTGTGGATATTGCAATACTAATGGAACCTTACTTTTATTAGGTACGATTCGTCGACAGGCTGAGAAGAAAGGCCTCATGCCCGCATACCTATACGGCCTTGAGCATGACTTTCACAATGCAAAAGTAGTATGGGGTGATGAATAATGAAGAGACGCTGCGGACGAACTGGGAAAGTTATCTTCCACACCGAGCTTGATGCGAAAATTGCCCTTGCTGCTCGTATTAAGCGGGACAAGGGTGAACTGCGACACTACTACTGCTCCTTTATGGGTGGCCATTGGCATCTAACCTCACAGAAAATGGCCAAGGTATGAAGCTTCAAGTTAGTATGTGGGGACCCCTACCTTTTAAGGCCCCTGGACGAGCACCCCGTAAACCTGTTCCTGGAGGTCGATTCAAAATACGGCGAATGGAAGTATCTTCTGCCAAACCTTGGCGGGCTTGGAATGATGGTAAGGCTTTCGGTAGGGGGAAACGATTTGCTACTCATGCAGAGGCGATTGCTTGGGCTCATGCCACCTCTTATAACTATCAGCTGAGGGAAGCATTAAACCGAAAGCATCGATTCAACTAAGACGGTTGACAGTTAAATACTCCCGTTGGTATAGTTGAAGTACTAAAACATTTGCTAAGGAGTCAATTTTGGCTGCAATTAATCTGGGTTTACCCACGGCTCGTCCTGAGGAGGGGCTCTACTGGGATCCTGATGCTAATGATGGAAATGGTGCTAGGATCAGTACTCATTCCATGCTCAAAACATTTCGTCGTTGCCCGAAACAGGCTGAGTACAAGTACGTTCATCGACTGAAGCCCAAGCGATTGGGTTCTCCATTGAAGCGGGGTACTTGGTGGCATTCCCTGCTTGAAGCTCAGGGCAATGGCGAGGACTGGAGAGATGTTCACGCACAGTATTCCAATGAGTTCTCTAAGCTCTTCGATGAAGAGAAGGATTACTATGGCGATATGCCAACTGAGCTGGCCGCCATGATGGAATCCTACATGTGGCATTATAAAGATGACCCATGGGAATACATTGAGAATGAGTTCCAGCTCGAGGCTACCCTGCCCGATGGTACAATCTATCGTGGTAAGGTCGATGCCCTGATCAGGAACCAATTTGGTCTATGGTTGGTTGACCACAAATCACACAAGACATTGCCCGATTTGAACTTCAGGTTGCTTGATGCTCAGTCGGCCCTCTATCTCTGGGCGGCTGAAGAAAATGGTCTTGAGGTCAATGGCTTCATTTGGAACTATGCCCGTTGGAAGGTGCCAACTGTACCGGCCCTGCTGAAGGATGGCAAACGAATCAGCAAGACCAAGGCTGACACTGATTATCCGACATTCGTTCGTGCTTTGAAGAAGTATAAGGCTGAGAACCCCCAGTTCAAGATCAGCCCCGAAGACCGCGAGTATGCTAAGTATCTCAAAGGTCAACGATATGAGTTTGGTAAGCCTCAGACCTCCAACTTCTTCCGTCGAGATGTACTGGAGAAATCCCCAGACATGCTCGAGCGGGTAGTACAGGGCAATTACACTACATCGCTGAGGATGCACTCATATGACTTCAGCAATCCCGATTATGTTGAGCGGGTGGTTGATAGGGGCTGCACCTTCAGCTGCTCCTATACTGACATCTGTACTGCTGAATTGATGGGCGCCAACACTCGCTCCCTGATCAAGCAGAACTACACAACTGGCGATCCCAATTCCTACTACAATGACAAGGCCGGCGACGTGCCGGAGAAGGAGTAATTATGGCCGACTATGGTCGAGACTATGGCCGAAATACAACATTCGAGGGCCAAGCGGAGGGCAGGGCTGAAAACCCCGATGAGATACGAAATCTTCAGGGTGAGCTCGATCGTACTCAGAAGCTACTTGCGGTTCTAGGGGAGAGTCTCGCTGGTCTGAGCAATCAGCTCGAGCCGATCATGATGTCGGATCAAGAGATGGATCAGACTCCCACTAATCCAGGCCAAGATAGAATAACCTTTGAGGCACCTCTGGTAGCTGAGGTCCGTCAGATCAACCTCTCTATTGCTCGACGAACCGAAACAGTGATCAAGCTCACCGAAAGGGTACAGCTCTAATGGGTAAAGACTACGATAAGATCGCTAGGGAGCGAATCACCAAGCCCTCGTCGATCAAACGATTCCCAAGGTTCCTGATCTACTCTCGGAACAAAAAGGGCAAGTCTACCTTCGGCATCTCAGCTGGTGTGGAAAAGACACTTGTCCTCGATCCTGAGCATGGCACTGATGAGATGAAGACGAAGGATCCCAACGTCTGGCACATCGAGCGGTGGGAAGACATCGACGATGCCTACCACTATCTTCGCTTCAGCAAGCATGACTATCAGTGGGTTGTCGTGGACGGCTTGACTAAGCTCTCCAATATGGCGCTGAAGTATGTCATGAAGCTGCAAGAGGAAAAGTCGCTGGATCGCATCCCAGGTATGGTGCAGCAGCGAGATTATGGTAAGGCCGGCGAGCTTATGAAAGATATGCTCACCAAGTTCCATAACCTGCCCATGGGCATCGTCTTCACCTCTCAGGAACGAATGGAAGAGGCAAACGATTCTGAAGAAGATGAGGATGCTGAGAATGGTGCCGCAGCCTTTATCCCCGATATGCCTAAGGGCGTTCGAGGATATGCTAACTCCATCGTCGACATCATCGGCCGACTCTATGTCATTAAGAATGACGAGGGTAAGGTCGAACGCCGACTTTGGATTGGTGAGTCATTGAAGTACGATACTGGCTATCGTTCTGACTACACCTTGCCTGACTATGTTAGGAACCCCACGATCCCGAAACTGGTACGATTGGTTCGTACCGGAAAGGCTACTGCTGCGAAATAGGAATAGAGACCTTCGGTCCGCACATAAGCAATGATAAATTAGTAACACAAACTCCCTACACAAACCTAGTAAAGGAATAATTTCATGGCTGCATCAGCATCCGCACGCAATGTCGACTTCAGCAAGGTCAAGGATGGCGGTAACTTCAACCGCAAGCGAATTCCCGCTGGAGACTACCTTGCGACAGTGACCAAGATCGAGGACGCCGAAGCTAAGGATGGCGTCTTCCAGTATCTCGTCTCGGTCAAGATCAACAAGCACCCCTCTTCCGTGCTGCCCTACTACTGCAAGCTCCAGGAGAACCAGCTCTGGAAGCTGCGTAACCTGCTCATTGCTGCCGGCCTCACGGTGCCGAAGCGCAAGATCAAGGTCGATCCGAACCGCCTTGTCAACAAGCAGATCGGAGTCACGATCGAGGACGACGACTACGATGGCAAGGAGCAGTCGACTATCGCCGGCGTCTTCCCTGCTGCTGAGCTCGGTGAAGCTGCCCCCGACCTCGACTCGGATGACGACGACGACGAGGATGGCGAGGACGACCTCGACGAGTCGACTGACACCGATACCGACGACGATGAAGCTGAGGCTGAAGAAGAAGCTGAAGAGGAGCCCGAGGCTGAAGAGGATGAGGCTGAAGCTGACCCCTACGCCGACCTCGACCGCGCTGGGCTGAAGGCTGCGCTCAAGAAGAAGGACCCGAGCTTCAAGGCTCGCACCTCGCAGACCGACGACGACCTTCGTGCATTGCTTCGCGGTGATGATGAAGGCGACGAGGAGGAAGCTCCTAAGGCCGCTAAGAAGTCAAAGGCTGCGCCGAAGAAGTCGACCAAGAAAAAGGTTGCCGAGGTCAGTGATGACGAGCTCGAGGAACTCGACATCGACGACCTGTAAGACCAGCTAGTTTAGGGCCTAGCTGAGGGCGGTGCCTCTTCTTCGGGGGAGGGGCACCGCCTTTTCTCTGTCAAGTCCTTGCTAATCGTTATGGTGTGGATTAGAATATCTAATGACATCCACACGGGAAAGGAGGAGATTATGTCCCAGGGTGAATCCAAACTAAGTCGGAAGATCATGGACCGTCTTCGGCTTGAGGGCTACTTTGTTTTTAAGGTTCATGGCAGTGAGTTCATGATGGCGGGATTGCCTGATTTGATCGTATGTGCTAAAGGCCTATTCATTGGCCTTGAGACTAAGCTCCCCTCAACACGAGGGAATGTCTCGCCTCGCCAGGCATATGTACATTCGCAAATTGAACACGCCGGCGGGGTTGCTCATGTGGTTTGCTCGCCCCAAGAGGCACTAGATGTAATTGAGAAAGCTTTGAACAATGGCTGATCAGTTCATTGACCTAGACTTCAGTGAGTCACTAGAGTATGAGGCTCAGCGAATGGACTGGCGGAGAAGTCTTTCTGACATTCACTGTCGTGAGCTGGCCTCAGACTATATCAGGGGCCGAGTTGATGACTGCACCACTGATGCTTTTCGAGAATTCGAGGCCCGGTGGGGAAAGCATATACGTGGTAATGGCGTGCAACGAAAACCGTCCAAGAAAACCAAAGCTAAGCGCCATAGGTAATTGATCAATCGGCTAATGATAGGCGATTACGGATCAACCTGAGGCGCTGCCACGGCTTCCCCATGATCAATTGGTGCGACAATTAAGCATTGCCCTCACTTTTATAATGCATGGGCATTATTTTTTGAGAAGAACTGACATCGTATTAAGGCTTTGATATATTATCAGGTATAGGGCAATATGCCTCACACCCGAAAAATGGAGAACCCGATGTCCGCAATGCTTACCACCAAAGAGATTGCCCAGGAACTGGATACAGATCCAGGTACTGTCAGACGATACCTTCGCACCACGCTCCCAGACCACAAACCCGAAAAGGGTAACCGCTGGTCGATCAATGAAGATGAATTCCAGGCGCTCAAGGCTAAGTTCCTGAAGCTCCATGCTTCGCAGTCGAATCATGACACGCTCGAGATGATCAAGATCTTGAGGAAAGGGCTAGATGAACTCGAGACCAGGATCGCCAAGGGCGAATAACCCGACACACACTAAATAACCCCCCTGGTGATGATAATATGCCAGGGGGGTTATTCAGATGTCACTGAGCAATGCGTAGGTGACGAATCTTTCGAGGTTCAGCCGACAACATCAAATCCTCGTCAAAGATGAGGGGGATCATGTTGATCTTGTTTGTAGGTTCAGGGGTTTTGAGGTTAGCATTGCAGTTCGGGCAACTTACAATGAGACGGGCAAGGTGAGCATAGGTACTCACCGAGGGGTGCTCAAAGGGGAATTCCTCTGAGCACCCACCGCAGGTTAGCCAGAACTTCAAGGATTAGTCCTCGAGCTCCAGGTCATCCTCGTCGATTTCATCATCGAGCTCGAGCTCCTCGATCTCTTCGACTTCCTCGATTTCCTCCACCTTTGCGGGTGTGGAGCCTTTCTTGCCGGGGCCGCGCTTCGAGCCGCGAGATGCGTGCGCAGCCTTCCAAGCATCGAACTCTTCCTTGATCTGAGGAACATCCGATTCGAGGAACTCATAGCGACCACCCGAACCAACCGGCTCGAGGGTCGATGCCGGCGAACGGAAGAACTGGCGCAGGGTCTTGGCTTCGGTACCGAGGAGGTTAGCAACCTGCTTGGCAGCAAGGGTATTACCCTCGGCCTTCTCCTTGGCAGGGGCCTTCTCCTTGGCTGCCTTCTTGGCGCGAGGCTTCTTGACTTCCTCCTCGATCTCGTCTTCTTCTTCCTCGTCGGGGAGCTCGAGGTCTTCTTCTTCCTCGTCATCCTCCTCTTCGTCGTCTACCTCTTCGTCGTCGACTTCGACTTCGTCGTCCTCTTCCTCTTCATCGTCTTCTTCTTCATCATCGATCTCTTCCTCGTCGGGCTCCTCGAGCTCCAGGAGGGCTTCGACCAATTCGGCCTTCGTGAGATCGTCGGAATCGATTCCGTTGTCATCAGCGAGCTGAACCAGATCACCCTTGGACTGCTTGGTCAGTTCGGCCTTGGTGAAAAGCGCCATTTCTTTGATTCTCCTTAGTTGGGAAGTCATGCCCCGTATTTATCGAAGCAATACATTGACTCTAACCTATATGCTTAGTCAATGTCAAGGTCAGTTTGAACATCAGCCAAAATTGATTCAGCATTATCCGCGATACATTCGGTGGCGAATGTCTCAGTATTGAGGGGTGTGTGACAGAACCAGCAACCCATTGCTGCCTCTTCATTTGCTGCCTCTGATTGCACCTCAGTGACCGATACAGTTAGACTGCCATTGTCTTCGGCCTGAACATCGACTGGAGTGTACTTAATTTCTACCCATGCATGATCGCTCATTCGCTTACCTTTGCCCTATTCATATCCCATTGCTGGTGCTTCTCTGGATGACGCAGATTGATGATTCGCTCAGAAGCACCACAAATGATGCAACGTAGGGCCGGCTCAACTGGGGCCGCTTGATTCTTATTGGTATAGGTGGCGACTCTGAAGATTGATGGCCGCCGGCAATGGGCGCACCAATTATGAGTCTCCATGTCAGCACCAATAGCAGGATGCCACATCAAGGTTTTGATAACTGGCTTACCCTTTTTATCTACCTTGCCCTTGAGCTTGACAGTTCGCGTTGGCGGCATGAACCCTAAAGGGGGGCAATTAATTGCTGCATTATCGATGATAGGCAGTAGCTTTTTAAGGCCCGCGAAAGCCTCCTGATAAGTCCCCAGACGTTTTGATCGCCACATCTGCTCGCCTCGCTTCATCACGATGAGCTTCCATGGCTTGTTCGCCGGGGTATAATGCTCCGGCAGCTTAGGTACCTTACTGAAATAGGACCTGTATTGGGGATCACGCAGCAACTCCTGGATCGTGATCAGATCTATGGGCATGCCCATCCTTTCGTGGCAATTTTGATATACAAGTACCTTATCAATTCCAGCTTGATGCGTCAACACGGGAAGGCAAGAATTTAGCTGTTGCATGAGTTTGACGAATCGCATAGGGTGGGCATACGCTAATAAATAATGCATAACGCAACAACACTGATCCCTATAACGAAATGCCCTGTCGGATAGCATGTTGCGTAACGAAACAAACCTACGAGGCAACAACCAAGGAGTCATGATGGCCGCAGCTGACAAGCAGATTCACATACCATTCAAGAAGCTGCCTGAGCAGGGTGACCCAGACTTCGCTCTCTTTCAAGCTGGTGTGGAAGAGGGCAAGCGACTCACACGCATGGAAGTCCTTGGGTTCTTAGAAAAAGAGTATATCGATGATACTATCGAACGAGGCAGTGCTAAGGGAGAGGCCATTCTGGGGCTCGTAAAAGAACTTGTTGCATTGTTGAATAACCAAAACAAGTAGGGGTAAGAGTGGTAACAAAGTCAGAGGTTGAGAAATCCCTCCGATTGATAAGTCAGGCATGGGGTCGTAAGCAAAGTGGTTATGTCTTCTTCCCATGGATTGATCGTAAGGCACAACGCAAAACTGGTATCAGACGTAAGGGCTTTCACGAGGGTGAACCTTTCATGTGGCCCCAGGATCGCGAGAAGATCGTAGAGCATATCCTACTCCACACCAACAAACATGTTGAGCATGATATGTATTGGAGCACCTCTCTCTTTGAGGAGCCGATGCGACGCGAGGATGTCGCAATGACCGAGCATGCCCTCTGGGCTGACCTCGATTACGTTGATCCCAGCACGCTCGATGATTACCCGCCTACCATTGCCTGGGAATCGTCGCCAGGTCGCTATCAAGCTCTCTGGGTTGCTGCTCGAGGGGACTTCCTCGGGGCTAGCTGGCCGGGCAATGAGAATCAGAAGATGACCTACGCCATTGGCGCAGATGCCAGTGGGTGGGATACAGTTCAGCTTCTGAGAGTACCAGGTCTCCCTAACCATAAACCCGAAAATAGGCGTGAGGATGGTACATATCCGCAGGGTAAGGTGCTTTGGTTCGATGGACCAAGGTACTCACCTGGCGACTTTGCTGATCTGCCCGCCGTTCAAATTGGAGCAGATAATGACCTCACAGAAGCATTGGCTTCTGACATCGATGGTGTGGACCGACTCGAAACTATCGGCCGTATCCGCCTTAAACTCAATCATCGAGCCCGAGAACTACTCAATGCCAGGGAGGCTTATGGCGATAAGTCAGATCAACTCTGGTATCTCATACGCTGTCTTGCCGACGTCGGCCTTACCACCGCGGAGATTGTTGCGGTTGTTAGAGAAACTGTATGGAACAAGTTTCGTGATCGGCACGATGAACTCCGGCGCCTCATTACAGAAGCTAGCAAGGCTATTGCCAAACGATCTGACGAGACGATTGAGAAGCTAGAGAAAGAAGAAGCCGATGAAGAAATCGATAGACCATCGCCTCAGCGTCTTGGCTTCCTGCTCAAGAATATCAAGAAGCCGAAGTATCTCGTTCAAGGTATTCTCACTGAGGGTGCATGTGGCTTTATTGCCGGAGAGCCGAAGTGCTACAAATCCTGGGTGGGTTTGGATCTCGCTATGTCGGTTGCAACCGGAGCAGATTTCCTCGGTCATTTTAGAGTTCAAAACCCAGGCCCCGTACTTTACATTCAGGAAGAGGACCCGGCGCCCACGCTCAAATCCAGATCAGCTAAAATCTGGGTCAACAAGAGTACCGACAAGTTCGAGCTGATTCATAACGCTGAAGAGGCGGGCTTGTATTGGTTGCCACCAGAGCAGGATGAGACATTCGACCCGAATATCAATGCCTACATTCAGCAAGGCTTGGTCGTATCATCTGAAGCCTGGCAGCTCTGGCTCGATGAGACGCTCAGTCAAGGTATGGATGGAGAACCTTACCGTCTTATCATCATTGACACACTGATGATGACCGCGGGTGATGTCGATGAAAACCGTTCGCAGGAAATGACTACCAAGATTTTCAAGCCGTTAAAGACGCTCAGTCGCAAACATAATGTGGCGCTGATGGTAGTGCATCATATGGGTAAGTCAGATAAGTCTCGACCTGGTCAACGCATGCTTGGTGCAGTAGCAAACCATGCATGGTCTGAGGATAGTATCTATCTTGCTCGCTCTGGCATGAATGATATCCGCATGGATCTTGAATCTAAGACAATTCCTGGCGGCACGTACCGCATGAGTGACCTTAATAATCTAGGGTGGACCCCCCGAATTTCACCATGGAAGGCTGAGGAAGAACCTGAGACTCATCATTATCAACCTCGCACCTCTAACTCCACACCAAGGGGGAAGAAATCGACTAAGGGCCGAACTGATCCAGCGATTGAGTTCCTCAAAGAAAGCCCAACTGGCCTTAGCACCTCTCAGCTCGCTGACTTGCTGAAGATCAATCGCTCTAGCGTACATAAGAAAATGGCGAGGTTGCTTGATCAGGAGAAGGTGCAGCGAACGGTATTGCCCGGCGGCTCTAATATATGGAATTTGGTCTCCCAATCGCTTGACCATATGGCATGAAGAAATTGATCAGCTATGATATTCACAGCGATTAGGCCCCTCTTCAGGAAGCGCTGATCAATGACTTTATGCGCGATTCATCATCACACCAACAAATATAAAAGGAGAAGGTAATGACAAAAAGTTTCGTAGTTGTTAGGAAGAATAACCATTTGGTACTCGAGGAGTCTTATTGGAAGCCGGGCTATACCAATGGCTTCAAAAGTACCGCGCAGGAAGCTATCAACCATGCCTGGGATGAGCTTCAAACTAAGCGTGAACAGGTAGAGAAGGATGAAAATGACCTCCTTGCCCTTACTAATAACCTTAGTGAAAAAGAACAGGAGGCGGGACAGTGAGCGAGTGGACCCCGACAACAGAGCAGGTGCGCTCGGGTTTCGCGTCCGACCCCGAGGGCGAATACCGCGACCCGATCAACGCGGCAAGCAATCAGCGGTGGGCAGAGAAGGCGTTCGACCGCTGGCTGGCTGACCATGACGAGCGCGTGAAGGCCGAGGCGAAAGCGGAAGTGCTGGAAGAGGCGGCGCGCGAGTGGGCGGCGGACCCGGACGCATGGGGAGACAACGACAAGGACTTCCGCAACGAACTGCGCGACCGTGCCGCCGCCATCCGGGCCGCAGCCGAGAACGGAGAGACCAATGATCCCGAAGTGTGACCAGTGTGGGAGATTCACCACCCGCCCGGAGGAATACGACAAGTACCAGCCGGACCCGTGGAACGGCCCGCGAACTACACGACTTTGCGAGCGGTGCTCACAGAAGGAGGCAACCCATGACTGAATCATTCGACCGTGCCGCCATCAAGGCGCGAGCGGAAGCGGCAGTGACATACCGCCGCCGTAACCCTGGCATCGAGTGGTCGGAGGCCGACCTGTGGGAGTTGAAGAAGATCGAGCCGTACTACGCGACCGATGTCCCCGCCCTGCTCGCCGCCTTGGAGGAGGCAGAGCGGGAGGTCGAACGCCTGAAATCAGCGCAGCATCCATGTGACGGCGGCTGCAATTACAACAGCGGGCCAGAAGAGACGTGCTCAGCCCATGGTCGTCCGGTGGCTGAGGTCTGGAACATCGTGGAGGAAGTAGCTCGCCAGCGCGATGAGGCAGAGCGCCGGATCGCGGCGGTGCTGGATGTAGTGAAAGAGCTTGAGGCTGATATCCCAGCCGATCCGAGCAATGAGGTCGCACATCACATTGCCAAGACGCTCCGCGCCGCTCTCCACCCTGTAGCCGAGACAACCGAAAGCGAGAAGAACGATGAGTGACGAGCAGCGGAATGCCGCATGGGTCAAGCACCTCGCAGATGAGAAGAAACTTCGTGGCCCGATATTCACCAAACGTGGGCACTTCCACGCTGGCTGGGACGCCGCTATGGCCGCGAAAGCGGAGCCGGTGCCAACGGCGGCGCGCATGTTCGTTGGGTCGAGGCAATCAGGGAAGACACAGAAGCTGATCGAGTCGCTGCTTGCACAGGCAAATGAGCAGGGAATCCATGTGGAAATTGCGGAGCCCGTTCAGATCGACCGGGACCCGGGAGCGCACGGTGGGCCCATCCCGAGCTACGGGATGCTCGACGTGTGGGCGGCTCTGTTCGGCACGTCGCACCCAGAGTTTGACGAGTTCTACGCCAAGCATGGATACGCGGAAACGTGGGCGTGGCTCATGTCCGAAATCCGCTCGCGATCCGCCCTTGCCGCACAGCCGGTGCAGATCGGCTGGGAGGCGCTGGCAAAGGAGATTCATGAGCGCTTCGCACCCGAGCATGCCGAACACTGGGACGATCTCGACGACGACGAGAAGCGCGATTCGGACGCATGGGATTACGCCGACGCCATAATAGCTTATCTGCGCCAGGGCCAGCCGTCCACACCCAATATCGCTGAGCTTATCCGACCGCATGTCGGCAACGGGCGAGGCTGGTGTGGAGCCTGCAAACGTCTTGTGGGCGATCAGGCCAACCATATAGCTGAGCAAATTGCCCGACGAAACGTCACATAGCTATGACGAACATACTTTTGCAACAGATCATCAGTTCAAACGAACATACCAAAGGACATCTCGCTCGCGCGTGAATAATCATTGAGCGAAGCTCAAATGATTTAATACTAACTAACAGGAAACGCAACGTGCATCATGTTAATATTCATGATAGAGTATGAACCATGATCCTCACAAATGCTTACATTGCTGGTTTCGTCTCATTACGCGGATGGGTGAAAGGCGATCCACCGCAGGAATATATTCTGCAGGTGTCTGGCACAAATGCCCTGCCTATTATGACAGAGCTTGGCAGGCGTTATGGCCTCACCGTCCAGGAAGTAGAATATAAGCCCAAGATCAAATGGGCTAAGAAGACCAAGGCCTATCGGTTGACATGGCATAGGGTTAAGCTACAGCGACTCATTACTGATTGCTTTGTCTATTGGACTGAGGATGAGCAAATGAGGTTTGGCGGAGAGCTGGGGTCTAGGACTCCTAGTGGTTCGGTTATAGCTTTACTTGACTGGATGGGTCCTAATGAGGTCTCAACCAAAGAGGTGGCTGATTATCTTCAGGTCACTAGGAGTTCAGCCCACAAGAAGCTTCATAGACTGATGGAAGATGGACTCATAGATCGTGAAGTGGGCCCGCGGGAACAGAACGTATGGGTTAGAGTTTAGGGCTCAAATGAGAGCTGGGGGTATACTCGGGGGCCATGGGTGGGGCTAAGGGTGGGGCTGTGACCGGGGGCCATAGGGACGGCTGGGGGGAGCACTATGGGCTATAGGGATGGCTATCCGACTTTCAGTGGTTGCGTGCATGCCAGTCCGCTTGCCTTCGGCAGCGGCCAGTCATCACATCACATCGCTTCGAGAGTGGGATATCGGTGGGGTGAGAGGCTGGGGTTTAGTGGGGTAGGTGGGGTAGGAGTGAGAGGCTGGTGGAGGAAGGTTCGGATGGGTTAGGTTGAGCGAGGGGTCTGAGTTGAGACTGTCAGAATGATTGGCGCTGTTGGTGTGGAGCCGGGATAATTGAGTCCGGCGGGTCCGGGAATCGAGTTTGAGTGGGGTATGATGGGGAAGGATTATTGAGGGAAGGAGTTTCCGGGTTTAGGCCACATACCACGTTCGGGGAGATGAGAGAAAAGGTAGTCTCTGGGGACGCTACAAGGCATCTAAATCATAGGGGAACGGACACACAAGGATCCCCAATTTAAATTCAATACCCGGCCGGGCTCATAGTAAGACGGGTTCTGGATGAGACTCTGTTCAAACTTTTGAAAAATTTTTTAGAAATTTCCGTGGCTTTTTTGGTGACATCCACGAGAGCTTTCCTTTTTCCAATTTATTTGGGAAGAGACTCGTAGGCATGTCCGAAGAGAGATCGATCCCGTTCCGTGGAACCTCGAACATGCCTCCAGATGAGAACCATTCTCAATAACGATTTGGCACGTGGCAGGGGAACCCATCTGCCCCTGAGACGCCCTAGGATCGATCCTGAGGCCGTGACGGGGTACTACCCCTATGCTAGCTATCCGGTCTGCGACACGCTCCGCTCGACGGAGCTGATACGCCGAACCGCCGAGGAGCGAACCCCTCGAGCGGTCGACCGATCAGGTCATAACCCGAATCCCCCTCGAGATGTCTTCAGGGGCGGCAGAATGGCGTTATATGCGGACATCGCCTGTTCGATGAACTTCCCCGCCTCAGTCGCGGAAAGTTCGAACTCATATTCCCCCCCGTCCCAGTCGGTGAATTTCATCTGCACAGTCGGCAGTTCGCCTCGCACGCGTTGATATATCGCGCGGCAGGCGGTCGCTTCCTTGATATCGAAGTGCTGTTTGCGGTTGTTTGTCATGATACTACCCTATCATACCCCAGCAATGATTGGCAAACCATGATTACGACTTTTTGCTGACGTTCATCGATATAACGGTCGAGATCATCATCCTCGAGGTGCTCAGGAAAGTTCGGATCGATCACGTCATTGTCAAGGAAATCTTCGACCAAATCGCGCACCTGGTCGGCGAGCTTTTGAATCCCCCGCGACTCATAGGTGAATTCGTCGAGGTAGGCGGCGGGGTGGCGAAATGAACCGCTGAGGATGATCGATTCGTCATCATTGTTGTTTGTCATATTCATATCATACCACGTCCCTTGATCATCATGCAAGGTCAGGGCGAAAATATTTGAGGCAATATATATCCGCGCCCGCCCACGTGAGTATATCAGACCGTAGGCACTCCGTCAAGGCTGTCAACATAACAATGTCGTTATAAAGAAATTTGGAAAAATGGGCATTTGACCTTGCATGACGATGTCAGGGGTGGCATAATATAAATATCGAAACAAACCGATTCGATACCAACCCCGATCATCAGGAGATGATAAAAATGGCAACAATCACCGTCGCTGACCTCGCAACCGAACTCGACACCGACGCCCGCACCACTCGCAAGTTCCTTCGCTCGGTCACCCCGATCGACGAGCAGCCCGGCAAGGGCTCCCGCTGGGCGATCGAAAAGCGCGAGGTTCGCTCGCTGAAGTCGAAGTTCACGAAGTTCACCGCCGCCCAGGAGCAGGCGCGCCTCGACCGCGAACTCGCGAAGGCGAACGACAAGGACACGACCGACGAGGCGGCCGATGAGGTCGAGGAGCCGACCGCTGAGGACCTCGCCGAAATCGACGCCGAATAGGGTCCACACCCTATCACACTCCGCCTCCCACCGCAAGGTGGGGGGTAGGGTGGCGTGTATACCAGACTGGCGGCAAAAAGTCAAGGAGCCTAGAAGCGTCCCTGAGGGGGCGGACCCCGACGTGGTATGCTAGCATACGACTTCAGAGTTCGATGCGCCTGCCGCCCTGTCAGGATCAATCCTAAGGGGCTCTGCAATTTCGGGGCATAGTTGCTCAGCTCAAGTTGAAGCTGTCGTTAGGATGCTTCCTGACGGGGTGGGGGATATAGCTCGGTCGGGGGGAACGCATCTGGCGCTGAGAAGGCTCTGGAGGGGGTATAGGCGCTGTCAAGGAGGGGGAGGGGTATGCTAGCTATCCGGTCCGAACCCCTAAAAACGCCCATATTTGACCTTGCAGGATGACTACAACGTATGGTAAAATAAAACCATGATAAACGAACCGAACTTCTCCAAGGTCAATGACTTCATGCAAGAGCACCCCGAACTCGATGAGGTCGAGGTCCTGCTCGAATTCCCCGATATCCCTGAGGAGGAGATGATTCGCATCTTCGCCCTGCTCGAGGCATGCGCCTTGGTTTACGAAATTGATGAGATGCAAGGAATGCCCTACTCGGTTCAGGATGTGGTCCAATTCGCTCTCGGGGAAATCGGGCGCGAAGACCCCGACAACGAAATCTAGGCGAGGGGCGCTCTTAGGAGCGCTCTTACGCTGTGTAATCGCCTAAGGTATGCCAGATACGGGGGTACACTCACTCCCTCAAATCGCCGCAAAATCGCCCTGACCCCGCCTTGCATGATGGTGTGGAGGGGGGTATAATATAAACATGACAAACAACCTGAAGTACATTGCCTCATTCATTGCAGGAGTTGCCCTCGTGGGAGGCACTGCCGCCTGCCTGCCTGATGATTCAGCAACTCCCCCGGCCGCCACATCCACACCATCACCCTCGAGTGCACCTGCCGAACACATTCTGCAGGAGGATGACCCGAACTGGGACTGCCGCTTCGATGGGAACCAAATGTGCGGGGTGACGATCATGGGAGTCGATTACGTCATCCAGTTTGAGGATGGGTCGCCCATGACCGTGGACTACAAATAGGGAGTAATCCCCCCTTTGCCCCTCCGGGGGCATAGGAGCGTGTTTGGGGAGGTAGTATACGAGGAGGTATGCTAGCATTCTGCTTGGACGACATGGGGGGCTCAAATCGTCGCTCAGCTGCCTTGACTTAGCCGAGGCATAGGTGGTATGATAAAGGCATGACAAACAATATCACCGGCATTGATATCCGTAAGGCGCTCGTAGGAGCTGGCCTGAAGCCATCGGACTTCAACGAGCAGGGCATCTACAACCACATCACCTCGGGCACCTGGGAAGGCACGCTGAGCGACGAGTTCATCGTAACTACCGCTGAGAACTTCTTCAGGGTCAAGGGCTCGAGGCCCACGCCCGACACGGCACGCCCCACTGGCATGCACGTGACAATCTGGACGAGCGATGACCTGAGCACCTATGAGGAGGGAGAACTCTTCGCATTCCTGACCTACGTGGGGGAGACGGTCAAGCGAATTCACCCCCACACCCAATTCCTGGTCGAGGAGGACTGAAAGCCGCCTTGACACGCTCAGCATGAGGTGGTAAGGTATAGGTATGACAAACAACACATACCACCAGACCCCCGACCACCTCATGCTGGGCCGCAGGGCTGCATATCTCAAAGTAGCGCTCAAGCACGAGTACCGCTACCACAACCTCGACATCGAAGTCGAGTACTACCCCCTCAAATGGGTCGATGAGGAACACTCCGAATTGGGCACGATTGAGGCCCGCTTCAACGATGGCATCCCGATCGTCATGCCTGCAAGTGTCCCCCTCGAGCGCATGATCGACCGAGTCCTCGACGCTATGAGAAATGACAACTAGACACTCTGCCGATAGGCCCCCGACCCGAACGGGGACCTTTTGGTGTGTATATATCCTTGGGTCCTGCCGGGGGCAGTGGTATGATAAAAGCATGAGAACAACATTTGCCCAACTAATGTCCGACGCCGAGGAGAAGGCCCTGAGGAAGAGGGAGCTCAAGGCCCTGAGGAAGTCCAGGGGCGCTCCTGAGGTATACCTGAATGTATCCACCCTGACCGAGGTGGGAACCTTCAGCGCTCGCGGGTGGGAGCTACATTCTACCACACCAGGCTATGCAAACCTGACCCGATATGTGCTCGCGATTTCTCGGGATGCCTTGACACGCTAGCAGAAGACTGGATAGAATAAAAGCATGACAAACCCCACGATTGCTAAAAACCTCGCCCGCGCCTACAAGTCAGGCTGGAATGCCTCGGGCAATCCTCGCTGGAACTACAATATGGATGCCGCGGAGGCTAACTGGCTGCGCAGAGGCCACACTGCTGAAGAACATGACTCCTGGATCGCCGGGTGGAGCGATTACGCCGCTGATTACGAGTACGGCCACTCGGCCTAAAAGGTAACGGCCCTCCTTGCATAGGGGGGCATTACTGTGGTATAATAAAAGCATGACAAACACAATCATCCTTGCCACAGTTCAGAACCCGCACGAGGCCCTGCCGGCATCGTTCGCCATTCCTGCGGCCATCATTCTCTCCCTCGTTTACATCGCCTGCTTGGTGTGGGACAAGCAACGCCGCCGTCCCCGCTACAAGCGCACGCTCAATAAGTAATCACGCAATGAATCGATGACGATTCGATCAGGGGCCCTCTTTTGAGGGTCTCTGGGCGTGTCAGGAATCGCTCAATGCTAGCATTCCGCATGATTGGATGACTCGCTCAGTCGAGCGTTTAGACGCTTCTCCAAGGATAAAAGAATTGGGGGCTTTTTGGTCCTCGCCTTGACTCCTGGGCTGACAGGGTGGTAATATATAAGCATGACAAACAATAACTCCCTCCCCCCGACCATCCTCGACATGACTGACCCCGAACTTCGGGACAAGGTGATTCTCCTCACCGCTATCGCCGGACTCACAATCGAGATCCGAACGGGAATGGTAGTCTCCCGAGGAACTAGTCCCATGGACGTCGCCCGACGCTACGGCTTCTCTGGCCGCCTCAAGAAGCTCGCCCTGAAGTTCATGGTCGAGGAGCTTTCCAAGCGGGACCCGGAATACACACCGAAGCACAGGGTCCAAATGATCCTCGACACGATCTGACGGGAGGCCTCCTACGGGAGGTTTCTCGCTGTGTAGGGACACAAGGTATGCTAGCATTCCCGTCCTCGAGTTCACAGCGCTAGGCGCTAGGAACGCTCTCAAGGGCGATTCACGCCAGGCTGGTGTGGAAATACTGACTAAAAAACAGCCAAAAACTAGACTTGCTATTTGGCACTAATCGACTTTTGCACTTCTATTGCAGCGATCCTCAATCACTGCGCTAAAATCATCGCATGAAACTATCGGCGCTCCATATGACGAATTCGAGGTTCTGAGCGAAGATCTGCAAGAGTCGCTTGAAACTATGCGCCCATATATCAACATTCGCCCCCTCCTCTAAATCGCAGCTCCTCATATCGCTCATTGGTCGCTGATCAGTGCGCGATAGAGGCGTATAGGAGAGCTCCTCAGGAGGGGGGGAGCGATATAGGGGCTATATGAGGGGGTCATATTGGGGGGTCAATATAAGGGCGTCATATGGGCAGGGGGAGAGCGGTAGAGGGGCAGGCAAAAGGGCGCGCATAGGAGGGGTTATGTAGAGGTATATATAGGAGGGGTATATAAGTGGTATATATAGGAAGCATATAAGGGTCATATATTGGGGGGTATATATGGGGGTATATATAGGGGGGTCAGGGGAGGGGCATATAGGCGGGGTCATATGATCATGCATATATTCCCATGCATATATGCTTGCATATACATCCCTTATATATCCCTGATATGCCCGCATATATATCCTCCTCATATCCTCCTTGATATATCCTCGAATGAATCCTCCTTGATATATATCCCCATCATTGAATGATCAATCTCCTCTCATCTCCTCTGATTCCTTTCTATAATCAATTGATCTTGAATCGATCCATGATCAAATGAATCTTTCCCTTTTCCTTCATCATAGAATCTCCACCGTATCTCGGACTACTGATCATATACTCCACACCGCATATGAACCCCCGGGGGGTCGAATCCCATATACCGCCACGGGTATATTCCCAGACGATTCTACGGCACCTCTGTGAGCTTCTCCCGAAAGTTCCTTACCACGTACCCCAAAAGCCTGTCCGGGTCGGCGAGAGGAGAAAACCTCAACAAACCTAAGCAAAACCATTCACTCACCACGTTGACATGCTCACTCCACACCTTTAGTATTGAAGCATGCTGACTCCTCGTAATGATATCCGCCATTCATACACCATTAACATCGAGCACATCGATCCCGACCATACGGTCTATGCTCAGTGCCCACTCCCACACTGTAAGACCATCATCTTTAGCTGCTGTAAAGAACATCTCAAGGATCCATTCCTCGAACACATCAAGGAGGCTCACTAATGAGCAGAGTCAATGCCACCCTGAGAATCCGCGACATCGATGAGCGAACTCTAGCGGACATCATCGAGCTTATCAAGACTGAGTCCAAAGTGGCGGTTATCAAGAGCGATATCTTCGTGACTGAAGAAAACCGCAAACCCCACATTACGCCCAAGCCTCAGCCTAAGCGAGGCACTAAGCAAGCTCCTCGCCCTCGCACTGGCCATTCTGCCCACAACAAGCGACTCCCAACATTCGCGCCAGCCGCATGACTATCCCTCAGCCTGACTACGTGATTCGGGACAATAAGGTCAAGTGTCGATGGTGTGGAACAGAGCTTAAAACCCGCGCAAAGTACGTTGCCCATTGGAATCGCCGGCATAAAAAGGAGAAATTGTGATACTACTGATTGGTTCTACTGGATGGGTTCATGAGACCAAGAAGTTGCTAACCGACCGTACGAGTCATAGTAAGAAGGTTGTAACTGTGACATCGATGGATAAGCTTCGGGGCATTACTGAACACATTGAGATAATCACAGATAACTTTCCCAGGACTATGCATGACATTCAGGCGATTAGTCTGGCTCAGCAGCTGAATGAGATGAATACCCAGAGAAGACAAACCCTCAATGAATAGTATAGGCTTTAGCTCTTCACATTGACACTGCAGCTTAATGCCTATAGCATTGCTATATGATGAACAACATCCCACACCCTCACCCCGCGAATAAGCGACTGGTTGTCGTAGGTAAGACATTCAGACCTGGTTTTCCCACCCTCGAGATGACGCTTGCAAATGATCCGCTCTGGCACCCTCGAGCAAACCCTAAGGACTCCACACCTGAGGTCGACGGCGACCTGATCCGCAAGCAACAATTGGAGGAGAGAGATGATGAACACTGAATTAAAGCCGGCGCCCGCATTTCTAGCTAAGGAGAAAAATATGAAGCACTACACCGCACTGATCGAGGTCAGTATGACTACTCAGAGTGAGGGAACCACTGATCACTATGGCAAAACAACTCCCGCGACTCGAGAGGTCACAGATGTGACGAAGTTGGTGATTCGTTCGGAGACGTTGGAGGGCCTGGTCAAAAAGATCATGGGACACACCAAGTTGATGCTCGAGGAGCAGGAGAATAACGAGTGAAGACTCGACATGAGAAGATGATTCGGGCAATTGAGATTGGTCAGGAGTGTAATAATATTGCCGAGGCCATATCTCAGTTGGTGATTGCCTATGGGAACTTCGAGGGCCAGAAGAGTGCGGCTTATCACCAGCCGCTCTTCAAGGAGCTGACCGAACGCCGAGAGGCACTTCGTCATGAGCTAGTCCAGATCAATTACCAACTAACCGGACAATGGGGAGATGAATGAAAAAGGACATCCCGGTCGTAGAGCTAGCGCAAGCGGGCGACTACTTTAAGGGTTCATTTCATGAACACTACTTTGAGGGGGTGATATGGTCGGCTGGGGGATGTTTACTTGTTGGTGATACACCCATTATTGAGTCGGGGGTACTTCGGCCTGCAATACACGTCGAGTCAATTACCCGCGAACTACCCGACCTACCCACCGAGCCGGGGACCGTGTTCTACGCGACCGTGCGCGGCGTGGAGAACGTGCAACTTGTGCTGTTGTCGGTCAACACCCGCTTCCCCTACCGGTCCGTTACTCCGGTGGAGAGCCACTGGCACGCTTCTGAGCAGATCGACCCGGAATCGGTGCAGATCGTCTACACGCCGGGGCAGGAGGCTTAGAGCAATGACTGAGCAAAAAGCCCAACCCATCGACCAAGAGGCCATCTATAGCGCTATTGGCAGTGTGCTCAGCAATGCTAGCAACTTCCCCGATAAGGTGATTCCACACATACTGGGTCGGGATCTGGGGCCATTGATCGCTAAAACAACTAACACTGTGATAAAAGCTCTTCAGCAAAGTGATACCAAACCTAAATGGCGACTGAAATGTCCCTCGTGTGGTAATCTAATGTCTGAAGGCGAGGCTTATAAGACTATGCAGCCACCTCGATATACAGAATATGTGGATGGCGATCCCGTAAGCCCCCTCAACTGGTTTGATGATGCCCGAATAAGTGGACATAAGTATACCTGTTCACAATGCCCATGCACAGTTGATATTCCCATAGAGAGGTAATAATGAATCTAGACATTGGTAGACTGCATAGTCTAGCAGCAAAAGTGGAACGTGGTGAGGAGCTAACTGAATCAGAGCAACAAGAGATTCAGCAGTTCGTCGAGGCAATCATGCCAGCTATCGAGGCTCTCTTAGAGGCAGTTAGGGAGGCCGCTACAAAGATGGCTGAGATGATCACCAAGTGGTGGGAATCGGTGCCTGAAGAACTCAAAAGCATGATGAAGCAATCACTCGATGATCGGCTAAAAGTCGCTCGGGAGCCCCTCCAGGCGCCCTCTGGGCCATTGAATGGTCTGATCGGTCAACCTGTATCAATTCACATGAATGGGGAGGGCATAGTCTCCCCCATAAAGCTATCCCCACTTGACAACAACTACGATTTCCATAGGAGCTACTTGTGCTAGATTCAAACCTTGTCCGTCATGCCATGCGAGAACTTGATATCCTCGGGTATCCGCTGATCGATCACTTTGATACTCAGACTAAGGAATTCGATCCTGACATGGAAGTTCGCAAGAACATCCTTGAGCTGGTCACGGTCTTCGCCAAGCAACATCACTCGGGCTTCTCAGCTAGTTTCGTGACATCAATGATGGCTAAGCTTCTTCGGTTCCAAACACTATCGCCCATCACCAATAACCCTGACGAGTGGAATCACGTGGGTGAAGAGCAGTGGGGAGAGCCTGGAGGCATTTGGCAGAATGCTCGAGATGGTGCTATGTTCTCTACAAATGGAGGCAAAACTTACTACTCGGTCAATGATCGGACTTGGTTTACTCCCATTTATCACAAGTTCCCAAAGAACCTTCGCAAGTGGGTGTGGAATAAACATGATAACTGGCTTCACCCCATCCACACCAGCAAGGAGTATACTCGATGAGATATACATGGTCTGAATATGAAAACCTTTTAGCTAACATCATAGGTGAGGGGGAATATAAGGGTGATCGTACTGGCACTGGTACATATAGTGTATTTGGTCGTCAGATGAGATTTGACCTGAGGAATGGCTTCCCCCTTATAACTACGAAGAAAGTAAATTTTAGATCAGTTGTTCTTGAGTTACTTTGGTTCCTCAGGGGCGATAGCAATGTCAAATGGCTTCAGGAGCGCGGAGTTAAAATTTGGGATGCCTGGGCTGATGAGAATGGTGATTTGGGGCCAGTTTATGGTACACAATGGCGTTCTTGGCCCACACCTGACGGCGGTCATATTGACCAGATTACCCGAGTAATTGAGTCTATCAGGAACAACCCAGATTCCCGTCGTCATATTGTGACTGCCTGGAACCCCGCCGAGGTGGACAACATGGCTCTCCCCCCCTGCCATGCTCTGTTCCAATTCTATGTGGTGAATGGCAAGCTATCCTGCCAGCTCTATCAGCGCTCGGCAGATATGTTCTTGGGCGTGCCATTCAATATCGCTAGCTATGCGCTCCTGACGCATATGGTGGCTGCCCAAACTGGGCTTGAAGTGGGTGACTTCATTTGGACAGGGGGCGACTGTCACATTTATTCAAACCATCTTATCCAGGTAGGAACCCAGCTTGAGCGAGTCGCTTACTCCTTCCCAACATTAAAACTGAGGTCCCAGTATAGCATTTTCGATTACACCTTTGAGGATGTCATTCTTGATAACTATGATCATCATCCAGCCATTAAGGGAGATGTAGCAGTATAAGTCTAGATGATGAATTTCTTCCTGACGTTGACATGCTGAACTTGAGCCTATAGCATTTAATTATGACCGATGCCACGATGACGAATCATGACCGACTTGGGAAAATCCCGAGGTACGTTATTTTTCGAGGTCGTAAAGCTCGAGTCTTAGGGTACGAGGACAGTAGGTTCGAGATTCTTGACTATCACGATCAGCGCCATTTCGTGACCAGGGACCGAATCATCTTCCCGAAAAACTAAACATAGTAAATATAGATGGTTTACTAGTAAGTAACATACCGTGACGAATCTGCAATGTAAAGAGTGCAGTCAGACTAGCGATACGTGCGGCGGACCATCGGGCGGCATCTGGTTATGATGCTCTGGTGCTTGATCAAGGTTTGTCATGATTCTGTCGATCAAGAGCCACTCAGGTTCGATTCCTGACCGCCCACGGCTAGAGAAGCGGTACTTGACTTGCCAACAAGAAAAACTTTCCGCTGCAGTCTGACCCTCTGCAAAAGTTAAACGGGTCTATGAACTGAGTAGCTCAACGGACAGAGCAAGCGGGGCCCCATTAACACGGATAGCTAGGTAGGTGGTTCGACTCCACCCTCAGTTCACTGATCCACTCTATGCTGAGATGGATCGCTTCAATGGTTAAGCTGGGATACTTATTGAAGCTATAACTAAATATTGGTTGTAGGGCAGCTATACTCCGATATGCGTGAGTGCGAGTCTGAGATACCAACTATAACTAAATATCCATCTGGCAATGCACAGAGTTCCCACAACATAAGAACTGGGGTGGCAAGGATGGCGGTTTGGTCTCCGTGAAACGACCACATAAGCTACCAGTAAATACTACTGTTTACCGAAAGGACAGTATCCATGGCCAAGGCCAAGAATGCCCCCACACCCGCCACAGCTGAGGTCAAGAAAGAGAAGCTCAGTGAAAAGCGGAAGCGAACCAATCGCGAGCAGAATGATGAACGACACCTCGAAAACAAGAACATGGTAGCTCAGATCGGTTTGAGCAGTGAGACGGTTACTCGCTCAGTGCAGCGAATCTCTCGTAAGGGCAAGAAGACCTTCGTCGACATCATCACCATCGAGAAGAAGAAGCGCCCGAGCAAGCTGCTGCGAAAGTATAATCGTCGCATGCTCGAGCAGAAGAAGCCGGCCAAGGAGCAGCTCGACATGAAGAAGAGGGTCGAGAAGGTCGAGGATTAAGGCAAAGCCGATTAGGGGCTGTGGTTCATCTTGAGCTACAGCCCCTTATTCGTAGAACA